GCATGGGAAGAAGCTGACGCTCACAGGGTATCGGTCGATGAAATCGTTTGCCGTCCTGACCTTCGCTGTCGGTGACATCGCCTCGGTAAATTTGACCGAAATCCGGTCAGCCCATCTCCGTCGAATTGCCGACGTGATGGTGAGTACGGCTGACTTCATCGAAGCGGAGGACTGACACATGGTCAACCGCCCCTCCCTACTAGTGGTGACTTTTAACACTAACTGAAACCCATACTGAATCAAGGAGTGAATACAATGTCGTTAGCAACTAAGTGCATGATCATCAACGTCTCCATGTCCCGCTGGAGCGGGTGCAAGGTAGACTCCAAGGCAAGCAAGCAGCACGCCAAAGATATCAACGCCGCGGACGATGCGGTGATACTCTCCAAGCGGCTCATGCCGAAGGAGGCATTCGCCGATATCACCACGGCGTGGAATGCGGTGCGCGCGTATCGTGACAAGCACAGCGCGCCATGGTCCGACAAGGGCCCGCGTATCATGACGCGCAACATCTTCGATCTGTTTATGTCCGGGTATGGTGAACTCGAGCGGCAGTACAACGCTGTGGTCGAGGAATTCGTCACGGTCAAGTACCCGCCGGTACGGGATAAAGCTGCGTTCCGCATGGGCGATCTGTTCGACGAGCGGGATTACCCTACGCCCGACAAGCTCCGGGAAAAGTTTGGGGTTCATCTCGATATCGACGGCATCACCGAGCCGGACGATTTTCGTGTGGCTCTGCCGGAGCAGGAACTTGCCAAGGTCAGAGCCGATATGGAGGAGAGCATCCAGCGTCGGCTTGGCGTCGCCATGCAGGACGTGTGGCTGCGCATCGTCAAGCTGCTGGAACACTACATCGAGAAGATGGACGACAAGGATGCGATCTTCCGTGACAGCACTGTGACTAACCTCGTGGAGTTGATGAACATCCTGCCGGGCTTGAATATTGTTGGTGATCCCAAGCTGCGGGACATCCGCAAGCGGATCATGGACACGATCGGCAGCTACCAGCCTGACGATCTGCGCAAGGGTGCGGACCTGCGCGCAGCGGCTGCGAAGGAGGCCAGGGCGATTCGCGAAAGTATCAACTCTCATGAGTTAAGTAACTGACCACACACTGCACCCCACCTTCAACCGAAGGTCGGGGGCGACATAAGGAGTTATCATGTCAATGAAAGAGAAGCTGCTCTCGTCGCCTCAGTCTTCGCTCACTGGTAGCCCGTCGTTTACGTCCAACGATCGGGCGAACCTGTTGGAAGTGGTCCAACGTGCGCGTCGCATCGAGACCCGGTTGACGCGCCTGCTGGAGACTGAGGGCATTAGCACTGGCATCCAGCGACCGTGGTGGATGGAGGATCGTGGAGTTGTAATGCTCCCGTCGCCGATGACTACCATCGATGCGGTCTTGAAAACCATCCCCGAGGGTTGGTCGAAGCCGGTGCAGATCGTGCTCAAGGACGATCAGCAGTTCGCAGTCTTGTGCCGCATTCTGTTGACGTAACTAAACCTCCGCCAGCGGCGGGGGTACCTACCACTGACTTAACCCACGGAGTGACTGACCATGGCTTTCTATGTTCGCTGTAATTTCGACCACATCGACTCCTACGCCCTAGCCGTCAGAGCTTGGAAGAAGGGCGTGGTCCTTCGCAAAAATCCTGAAGGCCCGCGCGGGCTGGTCAACAAGCGCAAGCGGATGACCGTCGAGATGACGGCAGCTGAGGATGTTATCCTGCGGCTGTTCGAGCATCCTGTCGTGACTTGGCATAGGGATGGTTCGGTTACCATCAGCGGGTTCAACTCGATATCGACGACCGTATTCACTACGCACTGCACGCCCGACGAAATGTCTGCGCATCTCCGTGGTGGACGGTTCGCCATCTACATCAAAAACAAGGGCAGCGGCTGGCGTATCTACCAAGTGGGTAACACGATTACGTTCCGAGAGCGTGACGGTACATGGGAGGCAGACGAGATCACCACGCCGTGGAAGATACGGACTATCAACCGCGAACGTGCCAAGCAAGCACGCGAAGAGAGTGGGTACAACGATTTCCGGGCGTGGCTCATCATCTATGTGCAGCTGGCTGAGGCCCCACGCAATCGGAACCACATCAGAGATAAGCTTGCGCTACTGAGTGATCGCAGCAAGTGGCGCGAACTGGCTAGGTGTTATCCGGAAGCCTGGAGGGATGTCGAGTACGCATTGGAGAGCTTGCGCGAGACGATCTACAACCAACGCGGCTGCCTCGATGACAAGTCCGTACCATTCCTGGGCTGACGGAGTGACTCAATACCGTCGAAGGAGTGACTTACCATGAAGATCGCCGCATTTGATGTCGAAAGTTCGGGTGAGCTACCGGAATTTTCTTTACAACCGTGGAGGGTAAAGCAAGGCAAGGCGTGGCTCACGTCGCTCGCTCGGGTCTGGCGCGAGAACAACAAGACCCGGCATGCCGGCGGCCTGCTCCAGGGCCAAGGTGTTACATCATGTAACACCTTGATCCGTGAGATGTTGACCTGGGCGCTCGACACCGAGCACGTCCTGGTGGGCTGGAACGTGGTGTTCGATATCACGTGGCTCTACGCTTATGCGGAGACCGACTCCAGGATATTCAAGTTGCTCGACCGGACCCGGTTCCTCGACGCGATGCTGCTGTGGCGGCACGCGGACATCGAGCCGGAGTATGACTACAAGCAGCAGCGTAGTTATAGCTTGAAAGCTGCGGTGCCGTTGTTCTTCCCGATCCATGCCGGCTACGAGGCCGACGTCGATTACCACGGCACCGACCCGGCGAAGCTCCAGGAGCTGCACGAATACAACGTCAAGGATTGCTATTTCACCCTGCGGCTGGCCAAGCGGTTCTGGGAGCAACTGACCCACGCCCAGCAGACCGTGGCGATCATCGAAGCCGCTTGCTTCAAGATGGTCGCTCGCGCCAACCTGGAGGGACTGATCGTAGATACGCCCGAGGCCGGCAACCTCTCTGCTGTCCTCAAGCGAACGGCTGCGGACAAACTCGCCAAGCTAGCGTCGCACGGCATCACCCAGAAGATCGTGCGCTCGCCAAAGCAACTGGGCAGGATTCTCTATGACGAGTGGAACCTGCCCGTGCTGGCGCAGACATCCACCGGCGCTCGTTCGACTGACAAGGCGGTGCTGCACAAGCTGGCGTTGAGGGATGCCCGTGTCAGGAACATCAAGATCTATCGTGAGTCGCTGAACAACAACACCAAGTTCGCCGTGGCTCCGCTCGCGAGTGTCGCCTACAACCGGGATAGCCGCGCGCACCCACAGGCCAGGGTGTTCGGGACTTACACCGGCCGCCTGACCTTCAGTTCCAAGCAGGGCAGAGGCAAGGGCGAGCGGCAAATAGGTTTCGCTCTGCATCAGATGAAGCGTGACCCGGCCTTCCGCCGGATCATCGTGCCGCCGCCAGGGTTCACGCTGATGGAGTTCGATGCCGCCGGCCAGGAGTATCGCTGGATGGCGATCGCATCCGGTGACAAGACCATGCTGAGACTCTGTCAACCGGGTCAAGACCCGCATTCCTTCATGGGTTCGCGGATCAACCCGCAGTACACCTACGCGGAGGTTATGAAGAACGCCAAGACGCCCGACTCGACGGAGGCGAACCTGCGCCAGTGCGGGAAGGTGTTGACACTGTCCAGCCAATATCGTGTGGGCCATAAGAAGCTGCAGCAGATCGCCGAGGTCGACTATGGCATTTCGATGTCTCTCGAAGAGGCGTACCGCATTCAGCAAATCTATCTCAACACTTACCCGGGCGTTCGGAGATACTGGGGCGAGCAAATCCAGTCGGCGCAAGCCCGGGGGTATGTGGAGACGATCGCGGGCCGACGCGTTCGTCTCGTCGGTCAGTGGGGTACCGACCGCAACTGGCAGCTTGAAGGCACGGCGATCAACTACCGCATCCAGGGAACTGGGGCGGATCAAAAGTATCTCGCGCTCCGCTGCGTGCGTAAGTACATCAACAAGATTGGCGCGCGGTTCGCGTTTGATCTTCATGATGGATTGTATTTTTACATCCCTCATGCGCGAGTGGAGGAGGCCGCGTACGAGATCAAAGATATCTTAGACAATCTCCCTTACGAGGCGGTTTGGAACTTCAAGCCGCCAATTCCACTACCATGGGATTGTAAGACAGGACCAAGCTGGGGTGACCTCCTCCCCTTCCAATTTACTTAACAAGGAACTGACGTTATGGCGACCAACGATCGAGTACACGGAAGAGAATACGAACGACGTTATCGACGGAAGAATGGGGGTACACCTCGCTATAAATACAGGGTGCAAGTTAAGACTGGACGAAGGATGGTGACTCTACCAGACGGTCGCCGAACATGGAGTGACTGACACATGGGTAAACGCTCAGACTTTGCTCGCCTCGCCCGCGACTCTTATGCGACGCCGCCGCAGGCTATCCCGCCGTTGCTGCCCTACCTCAACGGCGTGCGCACCTTTGCCGAACCGTGCGCCGGCAAGGGTGATCTGATCCGTCATCTGGAATCACATGGTCTGTCTTGTGTTGCTCATGGTGACATTGCCGAAGGTCGTGACGCATTACGCTGGACGATTTCCGATTGCCAGCGTGCTCACATCCTCATCACCAACCCGCCGTACAGCGACGGCACTGGGCGCAACACGCTGCTGGCTAGGGCTCTACTCCGGCATTTCCTTACCCTGAAGCGGCCGGTGTGGCTGCTGTGTCCGCACGATTGGAGCGCCAACTGTTGGTTCGCCGAGTACGTACCGCGGTGCACCGACATCGTGCCGGTCGGTCGGCTGGTGTGGATACCGGGAACACAGATGAATGGGAAAGACAACGTCTCGTGGTACCGGTTTAGCCAGAGCATCAGCGGCAACGGTCCGGTTCTACACGCACGGGAGAGATTCTAATGACTAATTATCTACTGAACACCAGGACCAACCGTAAGTTCGAGATCATCGGGCTCGACCGCGAGAAGAACATGCTGACGCTCAAGGGTGAGACTGGAGGTCAATTTGAAGAGCCGTATGATAAAATTAGGTTGAAAGAACTCGGCTATATCTATGTACGAAATGAGGAACAAAATGCCTAAGCAGCCGGTGTTACATCGTGCAACACCACCGGCGCGGCCGCAGCTCAGGCCCAGAGGGAATGGGCAGATGCAGCCAGCACCGCTCGATCCGAAGATCGTCAAGATGGTTGAGTTCCTCGACCGGGCGATCCGTTCGCAGAACGTGACCGTCGGCGTGGTGATCGCCGCGGTCGGCGTCCTGCTGGGACGTAAGGGCATGAGCCGCGACAACCTCGAACGTCTGATCCACGACATCAACACAGCGATCCGCGTCGGCTTCTACCTCGACCAACTAAACCGCAACAAGGACAAATGAAATGACTAAAGAAGACAGAGAACCTGGGCTCATTCAGGGGATGGAGCTTAAGATGGGATTCAAACATGTCATGATCGATTTGGAAACTTGGGGCACACACCCGTTCTCGATGATCATCTCGATCGGCGCGTGCGTGTTCGATCCGTATGCCTCCATGCCTGAGGAGATCATCGGAGACCAGTTCGAAGTCGCGATCGATCCGACGAGCTACCAAGCTCGCATCGATCCCGCGACCATCATGTGGTGGATCGATCCCGAGCGCGAGCCGGCCAGGGCGGCGTGGTTGAAGATGCCTAAGCTGCCGCTGGCCGCGGCGCTCGATGGCTTTACCGATTGGCTAAACACGCATGGTGAAGATGTGCGCGTGTGGGGCAACGGCAGCGACTTTGACAATGCGCTGCTGCGTCAAGCCTACGAGATGATGAAGCGCGACGTACCCTGGAGCTTCCGGCATAACCGATGCTTCCGCACACTGCGCAGTATGGTCACCGATGAGAACCTACAGTATCTCGGCACGCAGCATACGGCGCTCGCTGACGCTGCAAGCCAAGCGATCCGTGCTAATCAGATCGTGAGAAAATTAGGAACTAAATTAACATGATAAAGAACAAACCTGCCGCTGACGTGGTTCCGATGACAGCCAAGCGCGAGCAGCCGATCCTCGCCGACTGGTTCATCATCGCCAACCCGAACAAAATAATACGGCCCGACGTGCCGCGGATCGTGCCGATGCTCCGCACCCTGCAAGCCAGGGTGCGGGCCTCGGAGAAAATCATCTTCGACATCGCTGCCTCAATCCGGGTCGGTGAGGTCCTGCGCGATATACCGGACCTGATCGTCGAGCAGATGCAGTTTGCCCGCGCACCGTTCGAGCGCTGCTGGATCGAATACGATGCCGAGGCGGTCTGGCGCACCGTGACCAATCAGCCGGCAGCGACCGCCGATCTGAGCCGCGATAAGGAGGTCGGGCTGCTGGTCGACCACGGCAGCGTCAACGTCTTCATGCGGTCCTTCAACGGCACCATCGGGATGCTGCCGCTGGTCTACCATCTCCACACCGAATGGCCGCTCGCCGACCAGCTGCGCTTCGCCGAGAAGCTCGGCGTCTCGCGTACTGGAATCGACCGCTGGATGTGGGGTTCGGTCTCCGAGCAGCTGCGTCAGCGCAACCCCGGCTACCTGCGGGCCCTGCGCGACACGTCGATGGTCGAACTGCTGGGCAGCCATTTCGGCCCTAATGTCTACCACGGGGCCGCCGGCGATTTCCGCAACGTCGTCGGGTTCCTGCTGATGCTCAACCAGCCGCGCGTGACCCAATACCTCCGGGTGCCCAGCACCCGCGGCTGGGTCGGCAACAAGCCGCGCCCCTTCCTGGAGCACAACACCGTGACGATGGCGCTCGACGCCAAGTCCCAGCTGGTCCGGCTGGCGGCCGGCGAGGGAGTCGGCGACCTGCGGCGGCGTCATCGGGTGCGCGGTCACTACTGCCATGACGAGACCGCCCGCACCTATATGCGGATCGCGGGCTGCGTCCACGACTGGACACCGACCGAGGCCGATTGGACCCCGGCACTGACTATGCCGGTGGAGGAGCGCGAGCATTGGGTCTGCCGAGCCTGCGACGGCAAGCGCTGGTGGCGCGTCCAGCATGAGCGCGGTGACGCCAGTAAGGGCTTCGTCGATCACTCGGCTTATCTCGTGCGAGCTGTGGAGCAAGCTAGGAGGTCCTGATGCGCCCACTACCATGGTCTCCAAGTGCACTCGAAACTTTCAAGAATTGCCCCTCGCAGTATGAGCACCGCTACGTGCTCAAGGACCTGCCGCCTGAGGAGCGGTCGGACGAGCAGGTCTACGGCGAGTATGTGCATGAGGCATTCGCGAATCGTCTGCGGCCGATACGCCAGCCGCTGCCACCGGACTTGAAGGCGCACGAGCCTTTCATGCAGGAGCTGGCTGCGCAGGAAGGCTGGGCATTTGTCGAGCACAAGGCGGCGCTGGCGAAGACCGCGGAGAGCTGCGAGTGGAGTGACAAGGATGTGTGGTGCCGCATGATCATCGACTACTTGCGCGTCGATGCGCGGGAGCGGCACGCGACGATCGTGGATCATAAGACCGGGAAGCCACACCAGAAATTCAACCAGCTGGTCATCTATGCGCTGTGGACATTCCAGGAGTTTAGCTACGTCGATGAAATCGAGGTGATGTTCTACTGGACTAAGAACCGCACGACGACGCGCAAGACCTGGAAGCGTGAGCAAGCTAACCAACTATGGAAGGAGCTGGCCGGCGATCTCCGGCAATACCGAGATGCGTTTCGTACGGGCATCTGGCAGGTGCGCCCATCAGGTCTATGTGGTGGTTGGTGTCCTGTAGTTGGCTGTAAATATTGGCGACCAAAACGATAATCCAGCTTATCGCCAGGGGTAGTTTTCACCTGAGTATTATTCATGGACGCAATCGCGTGATGACCTACGAACAGGTACTAAGGAAATCCAGACGATGAGAAGGCCAAAGGGTAACGAGGCGACTGAATGGTGGATCAAGAAGGAGGTCAAGAAGATTCTCGAAGCCGCCAAGTGGGACTCCTGGATGCCGGCCGCCAGTGTCTACGGCACCAACGGCATCAGTGATTTTCTATGCATAAAGAAGCCGAGGTTGCTCGTGGCGATCGAGACCAAGTATGACGACGTGGTGACGGCGCAGCAGTTCAAGTTTCTCACTGCCATTCACAACGCTGGGCACTACGCGCTCGTGGTGGACGAGACCAACATTGGTGGGCTGCACAAGCTGCTCACTAGCATAGAGGATGATAGCGTGGACCTGATTCCGATGATGCAGCCGTTCTTAAAGTGGATGAATCAGAACCCAATCATCGACGTGAAAATCGCCAAATCCTAGCGAAAAATCTTGACTTTTTGCTAGTTATTTGGTATACTTATAGACACTAAAAGAAGAGTTACTTACCATGATCATTCACCAACCAACTAAGAGCATCGTGCTTAAGCTACGCGACCCTGCACGAGTGCTCGCTGCCTTCCCGGGATTAAGCCGGCCGATCAACGCGGCCGAGGGCAACGTCCAGATCAAGCACACGCTGGAGACCACCATCGTGCTCAACGCGATGGGGTTACATCATGTAACATCGCCGATCCTTTATCAGTATGGCTGGCCGGGCAAATACAAACCGTTCGACCATCAACGACCGATGGCGGACTTTCATGTTCGCAACGCCAAGAACCTGAATTTGTCGGAGATGGGAGTTGGCAAGAGCTTCGCCGCGCTGTGGGCCGCGGACTACCTCATGTCGATCGGCGAGGTGCACAAGGCGCTGATCCTCGCGCCGCTGAGCATAATTGAAACTATCTGGCAGCAAGATATTTTCGATGTTCTGATGCACCGCTCGTGCGTGGTCACTCACGGTGACCGCGAGTTCCGCACCAATGCGTTAGGGATGGATGTCGATTTCTATATCGCGAACCACGACATGATCGCGCACAAGGAAGTTGCCACGATCGTCCGTAGGCGTGGGGATATCGACCTGATCATTCTCGACGAGGCGAGCTTCTTTCGCAACCATCGGAACATCAGCTACAAGTTTCTGGCATGGGCAATGGAGAAAAAGAAACGGATCTGGTTCCTGACGGGTACGCCGTGTCCCAACGCGCCGACCGATGCGTGGGCGCTGGCGCGGATCATCTGCCCGCAGCGGGTGCCGCAGTGGTTCGGGACGTTCCAACGCAAGACGATGCATCAGGTTTCGCAATACAAGTGGCGTCCGGTGAAGGGTGCCGAAGAGATCGTGTTCAATATGCTGCAGCCGGCGTGGCGTGTGAAGAAGAAGGACTGCATGACGCTGCCACCGATAACGATCACCAACCACCAGACTCAGCTCACGCCGGAGCAGGTGACGCACTTTAAGCGCATGCGGGATTTCATGATCCTGCAGCACAAGACAACGGTTATTACGGCGATCAATGCGGCCGATGCGCTGCTGAAACTGCGGCAGATATGCTGCGGCTCGGTGAAGAACGGGGATGATACCTACGAGACCATTGACCATTCGACCCGGCTCAAGGAGTTACTCGCTGTGATCAGTCAAGCCGCGGCCAAGGTGATCGTGGTAGTCCCGTTCAAGGGGATCATCCGCGCGCTGGAGCCGGAGGTAGCGAAGCACTACAGCGTTGCAATTCTCAACGGGGATGTCAGCCTCAAGGAGCGTAATCGAATCATTTGGAATTTCAAGAACGGTCAGGACCCGCACGTGCTGCTGTGCCACCCCAAGGTCATGGCACACGGGCTCAACCTGACGGAAGCCGACACCACCGTGTTCTATGCACCGATCTACTCGCACGACGATTACGCCCAGGTCGTCGAGCGTTTCAATCGAGCAGGGCAAACCCGCAAGATGACAGTGGTCCGCCTCGCGGCCCATTCATTCGAGTGGGACATATATTCGCTGCTTGATAATCGTGGGCTTAACCAGGAGAACATTCTCCGACTCTACGAAAGGCTTATCCAGTGACTGACCACATACTGACTGACAAACTCCAACTGAAAGTGAAGCCAATGACTGAGCAAGATAAGAAGCTCGACAAGGTGGCAGCTACGTATGTAAAAATACGGGATACGAGAGCTGAGTTGCGCCGAGCCTACGAAGCCGAAGATCAGAAGTTGAAGGACCAGCTCGAAACCATTAACGGGTTCTTGCTGGCGACGCTGCAGGAACTGGGCGTCGAGAGCGCGCGCACCACACACGGCACGATCTATCGGTCGATCGATGTCAAGCCGAGCTGCGGCGACTGGGATGCATTCGGCACCTGGATCATCGAGAACGAGGCGGTCGATGCGCTCGAAAGGCGCGTCAAGAAATCGTTCATCACCGAATACATGGAAACAAACAATGACGAGTTACCTCCAGGTATCTCGGTGACGCGAGAGTTCACCGTCACCGTTCGACGTAAATAGTGTTACATCATGTAACACCGTTAAGCTCCTGGACCCGTTCCAGCCAGGAGCTTACTCTCACTCCGGAACAGAGCAACTGAACGAGGTTCTTTAACATGGCTACGAATCCGAATAGCCCTCTGGCTATCTTCGATCCGATCGCGGTGCCCGCCCACGTTAAGGCGGCGCAGGCGAGCGGCACTACCAACATCGTCACACGGACGCAGGTGAACGCACTGACGTTCCCCGGCAAGGTGTGGACGGTGGTGCTCGACGGCACCAAGAAGCCGCTGGTGCGCACCAACAGCGATGGCGAGGAGGAGCTGATCCAGACGGTTGACGTTGTGATCATCGCTTACAACGAGAACCGTGGGCGCGCCTATTACGGCGGGCGCACCTACGACCAGAACGCCGAAGCGGCACCGGTCTGCTGGAGCAACGATGGTGTCACCAGCAGCCCCGCCTCGACCGAGCGGCAGTCGGAAAAGTGCAACGTCTGCCCGCAGGCGATCAAGGGCTCGCGGCAGACCGACCAGGGCAAGCCGGCGGCGGCGTGCTCTGTACATCGTCACCTCGCGGTGATCCCGCGGGCGCGCGATCTCAGTGCGGCACCGGTGCTGCGGTTGAAGATTCCGCAGACGTCGGACTTTGACGGCTTGAACAAGGAAGCGCAGGCGAAGGGAATGTTCGCATTCTCGAACTATCTGAACTTTCTCAAGTCGAAGAACGTGCCGTTCACCTACTCGCTCACCACCAAGATTCGCTTCGACAACACCAAGACTTACCCGAAGCTGTGGTTCAGCCCGGGTCGATGGTTGACCGAGGACGAAGCGTCGGTGTGCGAGAAGATCGCCGAGTCGGGTGACCTCGACGACCTGTTGAAGACTGATTACTCGAGCTTCGACAATGCGCGTCCGCCGGGTGTCACCGAGGCGGACGAGCTTGAGGACGACGAGGACCTCGTGCAGATCACGCCGGCACCGGTACCTGTACCCACGCCAGCACCTGCACCCACGCCGGCACCGGCTCCGGCACCGGCTTCCGCTGCAGCCGCGCCTGCGAAGGCCAACGGTAAGCAGACGGCGGCTCAGCGCAAAGCTGCAGCTGCAGAGGCCGCAGCGGCCGCGCGCAAGAACGCCGTGCTGGAGGACGATGAAGACGAGGACCTTGTGCAGACCGCACTTGCTGCGGCTGCGCCTACACCCGCTCCTGTTGCTGCAGGATCATCGGCGCTCGACAACATCCTGAAGGACTGGGACGACGAATAAGGCTTCGTTTTCCTGGTAGTAAAATGCACCGGCCGGTCGCGTCAACGACCGGCCGGTGCTAGCGTCTAGAGCAACTCGTTGTCATTCCCTAACGAGCTTCGAGGCCATCATCATGATTGATCAAGAGACTTATAGCAAGCTGCTCACTGAAACCTGGGAACACGTCACCGAGCTGGGAACCAAGAAGGGTGGCGAGTATGCCGGGGACCACGATCGCCTCGCCAACTTTCGTCGCAATGGACTTGACCTCGACCTCCCGATGGAGGTGATCTGGCGCGTCTACGCCGGCAAGCACTGGGACGCCATCGGTCAATACGTCCGCGATCTCGTCACCGGCACGACGCGCCCGAGGATGGAAACGCTCGCAGGTCGGTGCGATGACCTCATCGTGTATCTCATTCTTTTCAAAGCCATGCTGATCGATCGGGAGCATGGCGAAGAACTATGAATACTAGGCAATTTTTAACCGCCGTATGGCCCGCCAAGGGACCATACTGCATCGCCACCCCGTGGGTAACTCCCGATGGTAAGAAGGTCTACTCGCATCGCGCGTTCGATTCGATTGACGATGTGATGACCTTCATCCTGCGATTCAAATCATCGAAGGATTTATATTTTGCGCCGCATACCCTGAAGGTCAGGCGCGAGCTGAACCCGGAGACTGGGAAACTCCAGACCTATCGGACCCACGAGAACATGAAGGAGGTGCTTGCCTTCTTCTTCGACATCGATGCGGGGACGGGAGAGAACAAACACTACACCACCCAGGACGAGATACTCAGTGCACTAGAACAATTTTTGTTCGCAACCTCCTTGCCGAATCCGTTCGTCGTCAGCTCGGGATATGGTATTCATGTTTACTGGATAATCGACGCGCCCATGGAGTCCGTGGCATGGCGCGAGCCGGCCGAGCGACTGTTCTGGCTGGCCCAGCAGCACGGGCTGCACGTCGACCCGTCTCGCACCACCGACCAAAGCTCCGTGCTGCGCGTCCCTGGTGCGTTCAACCTCAAGGACCCCAAGCACCCGCGCCGGGTAGAGATGCTCGCCGCGGGCACGGTGGGCCCGGAGTTCCTGATCAGGCTCAACGCTCTGACCGCGAACTACACCCCCAGCGCCGCTAACTCGTTCCCGAAAGGAAACGGCGCGGCTCGTGGTAACGGGATGGGCGTGGCATGGGACGGTCGCCACCCGCCGGCCGACGAGGTCGCTGACGTCTGCGAGCACATGCGGACGTTTCGCGACAGCCGGGGGAACATCCTCGAGCCGGCGTGGCACGCCGGCATCGGCACCATCAAGCACTGCGACAATGGGCAGGATAAAGCCCATGAGTGGTCGAGCGGTTATCCCGGCTACACTAAGGAAGAGACACAGGCTAAGCTCGATGCCTGGACCCTGCCACCACCGGGCTGCGAGAAGATCGACAAAAACAGTGGCGACCCAGCGATCTGCGCGCGCTGCCCGTTCGCCGATCTGGCGAAGAACCCGATCCTGATCGCCAACAAGGTCTACGAACAGAAGCACCAACCGCAGAATGGATCGACGACACTCACGCCGCCATGCGATCCGCCGCCGCCCTACGTTCTGGATATGACCCGTGGGGTCAAGGAGAAAAAGGCTGGTTTGATTTGTGAGTGGCCCATGTTCCCAATACATTGGGTCACGGCAACCTCGAACGAATCTTGCCTCTCGCTCTGGATGGTCAAGCCGCGGCGCGAGGACTGGGTGCAGATCGAGGTCATGAACGACGAGCTGGAGTTAAAGAACTTGGCATCGGCACTGCGGGATAAAGACGTTGTCGTGAGCCCAAAGCACGTCAAGCATATGCACGGATATATGCTGGCCTACCTCAAGGAGCTGCACAAGCACCAGGATTCCCTTAAGCAGTATGACTACGTTGGGTGGGAGACCAAGCAGCCGAAGCTGGCCGATATCAACACGCCGATCGAGCTTGGCGATCCGAAATATTTCATCCTCTACGGTCGGAGGATTTCAGTCGTGGACGGCTCGGTTATCCCCTGCGTCATGACCAGGAACACGCAACTCGAAGGCATGAGCCGCGAGGGCAGCTTGGCGCAGCAGATCGCACTGATGGAATTCTACAACAAGCCGGGATATATAGCGCAGCAGTTCACTATCGCTGCGTCACTGGCGACGCCGTTCTTTCGATTCTCGAACCAGCACGGCATGCTGATCTGCCTGACCGGAGACACCGGCTCGTCAAAGAGCACCGGTGCGTTCTTTGCCGCCAGCTTGTGGGGCCACCCCGAACTGTTTGGCATCAGTGGAACACGATCGAACGCTACCGACAAGGCGCGCCAGGAGCGCGGTGCGGTCCTGCGTAACCTGCCGTTCGTGGTTGACGAGATCACACTCTTAGAGCCGGAGGTGATGCGTGAGATCGTGCTCTCTGCCACGCAGGCGGGATCACGTAGCCGCCTGAAAGCCACCGGTGAGTTTCGCCAGACGCGCGGCGGTCACAAGTCGAACCTGACCATCTGCACCTCAAACAGCTCACTGGTGCAGACCGTCACCACCAACAGCCCTACCGGCCAAGCCAGCATCATGCGCATCTTTGAGATCAAGGTGGAACAGAACGATGCGCGCTCTAAGACTGAAGCCGATGATGTCATCGCACAGCTTAATGTAAATTATGGTTGGATCGGTGAAGACATGCTGCGCCGATGTTTGCCATACACCAAAGTGATCCGCGAAAAGTTCCTGGAAATCCTGCGGCAGTTGGAAGCCGATATCAACGCCACTCAAGAAGAGCGCTTCATGACGGCAGCCGCCGCCACGGCTCTGCTCGGGATCAAGCTAGGCAACAAGCTGGGCTATTTCAGGTTCAGCTACAAGGTCATGCGGGACTGGCTGATCAACGTGCAGATTCCAGCTATGCGGGGCATCGTCGCAATCGAGCGCGAGCATCAATCTCCAGAAGCGATCCTCAATGAATACCTGGAGGCGATTAATCCGAACATCTGCCGCATCAACAAGAACATGCGGAACGAAACCGAGGTGCTCTACACGCCGCCGTACGTCGAGTGCAAGGCGCGCTATGAGATCGCCAAGGGGATACTGTATGCGCGCAGCGTGCCGTTCATCGAGTATTGCATCGCGCATCACTACGATTACAGTGGCATCCTACAGCGCCTCGCAACCAACGGACCGATTATTCACAAGGCGATCCGGCGGCGCATGCGGGCGGAGCAAGGAACTTTCAGCAACCCGGTCGCCTGCTTCGCCATCTCGGTCAAGGCGACGTCGGTGATTGCGGTGCCGAGCACGCCCGACGAGTCCAGGAAGATTGTCGAACTCAAGACTCCACCGGCACGACCTTGAAGCCCTCACGTCATAGCCATCCTGCTCGTTCTCGTCCTCGTCATCTGGGCGCGCCACGGCTGAGCCCCATCTGCTTCGCGCCCTGAGCATTGAGCGCCGCGATCTTGCCGCGCCCGAGCTTGTCGGCGGCTGCCTTGTTGAGCACCGCCTCGTGCGGAGCCAGCATCGCCGGCACCTTGTCGACCGTCCCCGAGCCCTGTCCTGGCACCGCAGTTGCCCCAAAGAGGTAGCCCGCCCCAAAAGGGTACCCCGGATTAGGGAGCACCCTGGTCAGGCCCGTCGCGCCACGGATGGCGACCGGCCCGGTCAGGGGTGCCATCGGCCGGGTCGGGCTCACCGTGTTGACGAAGCTGGAAAGGGCCTGGAGGAAAGGACTGGGCGTGTAGGTCGGCTGCATTATCGGCACATTGGCGGTGCCTTCGGCGAACCCCGGAATGCGAACCGGGTTCGGGACACCCGGAGTCCGACTCGTCGGCACCCCTACTGCGGGGCTGGCAGACACCGGTAACGGGGTCGCGGGAGTGGGCGTGTTGATGACCGGGTTCGCCGGAGCCGGTGAGCCAGCGGTCACGCCACCACCGCTCGGAGCCGCCGGCTGCGAACCGGCACCCTGGAAGCCCATCGAGCTGCTGTCACCCAGGCCGCCGATGCTCACATCGCTGGTGCCGTCGGCGTAATGCCGCACGTTGACCGCGCCCCTAGCAAAGCCTGGGGCTGCCGCTACACCGCTCGCAGGAGCCTGTGGGAGGGCGTCAGCCGCTCCTGGGCCTGCCGCCCCTGCCCCGGGCCCTGGAGCCACTCCTGGGCCTCCTGGGCCCTGCGCAGCGGCCATGAGGGTCGGCAGGATGGATTCCAGTCCGCCGCCACCGCCACCCGCGCCTTTACCACCCTTGCCGCCGCTCTTGGCCGCGGCCTTGCCGCCGCCAACGTTAGCGGACCCGCGCTTGAAACCGCTCACGGTCGAGCCTGCCTGTCCGGCCTTTTTCGCCTTCAGCGTCGGTGTCGCAGCATTGAGCAGCGACTGTGCTCCAGTGGTCAGGTCCGCCGCCGACGACAGCGGTCGCGTCAGGTCCGGCAGCGCCAATGGCGGGAGCGCCGAACGGGACGCGGGCCGCTGGTCGGTCTGGTCGATGGTTGCGGCGGGTGACACGATTGGCGGAGGTGCTGTCTCGACTGGTGCTGGCGCGATCTGATTCAGCTGATCCCGCAGTGAGGGCATCGTCGACCATGCGGGTGCCACTGGCATGGGTGGGATGGCTGCCTCAGTCGCTGGTGCCGGAATGCTCGCCCCTGGCGCGGGCAACGGCGGCGGCGCTGCCGCTTGCGGCGCGCCCTGCATGTAGCCGCCTTGGGTCATCCGATCGTGGATCGCGCCCCAGGCTTCAGGAGGCAGATACCGGTTGGCCTTCTCGGTGGCCGCCTGCTCGACGCGGAGCTGACCCTCGCCACGCTGGTTGAACCCGGTGGCCGCCTGCAGCTCACGTAGAGACGCGGCGTTCGGCGCAACCTGACCGCCCTCCTCGCGGGTCCTGTAGGCATCGGCGATGTTTCGTTGATACTCGCCCTCAGCCTGCTTGCCGAGGATCGCGTATTTCTGACCCATCCAGTAGGCCATATCCGGAGGTGCGGGCATCGTCGTTGCTCCTACGCACTTTGATTGTAATTCGTGTTGGTGTTGTCCGACGTCGAGGTGATGGTCTCGTCGATCGAGCTGGTCGAGTCGCTCGTGCTGTCCGACGTCGAGTCGCTCGTGCTGTCCGACGTCGAGTCGCTGGTGCTGTCGCTCGTGCTATCCGACGTCGAATCGCTAGTCGAATCGCTCGTGCTGTCGCTAGTGCTATCGCTCGTGCTGTCGCTTGTGCTGTCGCTTGTACTGTCGCTCGTCGAGTCGCTTGTGCTGTCGATGGTGCTCATGTTGGTGTTCATGTTGTCGGACGTGCTGTTGCTCGTGCTATTGCTGTCGCTGTAGCTCGTGCTCGTGCTGGTGTTCCAGTTCGTGTTGTCGCTTGTGTTGGTGTTGAAGTTCTCGCTGTCGCTCGACTGCATGTTCGAAGACCACTGCGAGCTGTTGTGCCAGCTGATCGCACCGAGCGCCGCAGCCCCGAGTTGAGCACAGACCTGCGCCCCCACCTTGGATGCATCGAGCGATAGACCTCGTGCGGAGACGTAGAGATCGCCGTTGGCTTTCGCAGCCTGGATCGCGATCTGCGCGACCTGGACGTTCTCGTTGATGACCGCCTCCCACTGCGAAGTGAGCACCTGATTGTAGCTCTGGATCGCGGCGACCTGCGCCTTGAACACCTCCGCCGTTGCGGTGTTGAACATGCTGGCGGCCTGAGCCTCACCGACCATGCCCTTAATGGCGGCGTCGTAGCCGGCGAGCTGCGCCTGATAGGCTTCCACCTGAGAATGGAACACAGCAACACGCGCGTTGATCTGCGCCACGTTGGCGTTAACCTCGGCGGTGTAGGCATCGACCTCGGTCTTGAAGGCTTGTTCGATCGTGGCCTGCGCCTCGATGCTCGCCTTGTAGCCTTCGACCTCAGCGGTGTAAGCATTGACCCGCGCGACGAATGCCTGGATTTCTGCGCTGTAGATTTCGACCTTGATCTTCTCGATGTTGGCTTGGGTCTGAATGATCTCGACCTGGGTCTTGTAGATTTGCAGCACTGCCTCGGCAGCCTGGACCTCGACCTCGTATTGGTGAACCAGCGCGGTGTTGATCTCGGCCTTGGTTTTCTCGTATTCGACCTGCGCCTGGGTCACCTGAACCTGCGCTATGAGCCCCTTGATTTGGGTGTCGTAGACCAGCGCCTGAGTTTTGTAGCCCTCCAGCGAAGCAGTATATGCCTGCACTGCTGCATTGTAGACCGCGATGCCGGCCTCGGTCGCATACTTGGCGGCCTCGAACGTGAGCTGCGCGGTTTCATTGGCATATTGAATCAGCCGGTATTCCAGCTTGACAGCTTCCTCGCGAGCCTTGGAGATGTTCTCCAGCTGCAGCTCGGCCTGCTTGGTCATGATCTCGCGCGACAGGCCGTCGATCGTATAATTTGTTTCAGTCTGTATTTTAATCCGGGCGTCGACAAAGACACCGGGCGGGAATGCATAGCCCAACGCTTCCATGCGGTTCAGCTCGGCGAGCGCCGCCGCCTGCTGGCGATACTCGCGCTCGCGGCCGGCGTCCCACAGCGCCTGCTGGACCGCCTTGTTGAGCGTCGTGTATTCACCGGTGGTGATCGCGAGGTCGAGTTCGTTCTGCAGGTCGGTCAGCAGCTGCGAGGTGTAGAGCGAGCCCGGCGTGTAGTTGAACGGCGGCGGAGGCTGAGCAGTGAACCCCGGCACTTGCGCGTCGAACGAAGGAATGACGATCTTCGGGAAATTTACGTCGTCGATCGACATCAACGCCGGCGGTTCCGGCAGCGTCACCGAGACCGTTGGGTAGGTGAAATCGAGATTGGTGACCGGCGCGTCGGGCTCCGCGCCGGAGAACGGCGGCGGTGCGGTGCCAAAATTCAGGACCGGCGGGACACCCGTGAAAGGTGGGATGATCAAGCCGGAGACGTCCACGTTCCCGTTGAAGGGCGGCGGCTGACCCGGAACGGTCCAGGTCACCTGCTCCAAGGTTGGCGTCGTCGCCTGCCCCGGAATGGGTGGCGCGCTGACCGTCGGGAAATTCACGTTGATCACCGGCGGCACGAGCTCGCTAGCCTGCGCCTCAAGCGCGGCAATGTAGTCCTGGGCTAGGTTCACCAGCTCCTGGGACACACCGAACATATACGATGGATCGCCCCAGACCTGCGGTGGTATGTAGGGCATGAGCTAGCCTCCAGCAGGCGCGTCGCCGCCGATGCTCGGGTCCGGGAAATATGCCTTGATCCGCCCCGTTTTGACAACATCGCCCTTGAGCTTCCCTAGGTTCATCGGCGATTGCCATGGTATGCTGGATGCTGCGAAGCCAATCTCTGGCGTGCCCAACTGCTTGTTCCCGCTTTCCTTGTGGGTCGGATCAAGTGATGACAATGGTGGCACGAAAGCCGGCGTGTCAGGGCCGGTGCTCCAGTCCCAGATAGGGGGATCGCCGACGGCGGTCTTGGTGGTCGGCACATAGACCGGCGACGGGTTAGTCGGAATCTGTTTCCCATCCTTGCCCGGCGCGGTGATGAACAGCCGGCGGTTTTCCTCCTGGCTAGTATCGAGCACGACGTCGGTGAAGAACAGCAGCTCAGCCATCTCGATCTTACGAATGTGGCCTACGTATTTTTCCACGCATGGGATACCTACCGGGGCGGAAGGCACAGTCATGCTGCCGATCGAGTAGCTCCCTGGTGGGCAATCTCCTCCTCCCTCCGTGGCGGCTGCAACTGAGCAACCAGCCGTGACGACCTGATTGGTGTCCTCAAGAGGATAGATGCCCGTCTTGTAATCCACATCGTCAATAGCGACATAGGCGGTGCACGATTGGCTAATGCCACCACTTCCGCTCGACGCGCATCCGCTGCTCATGTCGACAGAGACCATGACGTGATGCCACGTATCGCCAGATAATGGTGCACCCTGTGGACCGAAGTTGAGTGCGCCCGTGCCCATGTCGCCAGGAATCGGCCCGGAGGTAAGTTTTCCGTCGACATGCTCGTGGCCGCTGCTGCCATCGAATATGCAGTTGGCGGCGACCGCGGTGAGTAACCGATACGTGAGCACCCAAAAGACGTACAGCATTATGCTGCAAAAATCGGTGCCCGGTGCTGTGTAGCTGTCCCCTCCAGCGTCGCAGCCACTCAGGAATTCATAGGTGCAACATTCCTCAAGATGACCACCTGTGATGTGCGCACCCTCGGCCGACAGCAGACCACAGTTTCCCGAGAAATCTCCTAGCTGGGTAGATTCAAAATTACATTGCAGGTTTCCGCCTCCATCAACTGCGATATACGAAGGGTTCGTGGGCTTGCCGGGTGTAGTCGAGTAGCTGACCGTGGTGCTGAACCACTCTTCTGTGTAACCACCTGAAAAGCATTCCGGATACCAGTTCACGGTAGCTGTAGGAAAACTGCCTCCATAGGTAACGTGCATGCCACACGTATGAAAGGTCGTACTTTCTGTGTGCGACGTAAATGAATTCTGCGGCTCAGACGAGGATGGACCCGTGCCCTCCTGCCCAAAAACAAGAAACGGCACAAGCCCCAACAGCGGCGGCGGATCACCCGGATCATCTTGATTATCAAAATCATCCTGTTCCTGCTGAGCGGCATCCATCGCCGCCTGCGGCACCCGGACCCAGAACGAGATGACGCACTTACTAAACTCTGGAAGGTTTGGCGTGGTCAGATAGCTCATGGCGGTTACTTGGGTTTGTGCGACAGCATGCCGTGGATGACCATCGAGATGTGCGTGTCGACGTCTCTCACCGCAGTTCCGAACATCTCCTTGAGAAGCCGCTTGGCTTCTAATATATCACCACGTTGGTAAGCTTCGCGTGCTCTCTTGAACAGCTCGCTACGTTCTTTGCAACCAGCACAAGCCATCAGGGATCACCAGCTCCATCACCGAATTCAACTGCTAGACCATACGGCACATCGATCGTCAGGAAGTTGGGGTGGCCGAATGCTTTCTTCTCGACCTCCTCCTCTGGCTGCTCCTCCTTCGGTTTCTCGAGCGGCTTTTCCAGTTCGGGGATTTTCGCCTCTGGTATCTTCGCCTCGGGCACCTGGGGCAGCTCGAACTCAGGAACCTCTGGCGGCTTCGGCACCTCGGGGAACGTCGGCTCCTCTAATAGAAACTGTTCCCCTGGCGGTATCGGCGGCTCAGCCCGCGGGCTGACGTGAAAGTGCATTCGCTCCAGTCCCTGGATGTAACTGTAGTAAACATCCAGGTCTTCCAGCGGGAGCGTGGCTTTGCGGATATCCCGCCCGCTGAGTTCGATCTGCTGACGCTGGTTCGCGACGAACCGAAAGATGACCGGTAGCTGCTGCCTGACGATCTGCTGCGCCAGCGCATGGGCATTCTGTCCGGAGCTTGGGTCCACGCCGGCCGTATTGACGTCCTGGCTGACCGCGATCGGAACCTGACCGACCTCGCCGAACGGACTCCATGAGGGCGGTTTCTCCGGCATGGTGTTACATTATGTAACACCTAGTGGGTGCCGAACAGACGCCCGACGCCGCCGAAGATTTCTGCCGCCAGCCAGAACGAGATCGCCGCCCAGCCGAGATGGAATCGACCCTGCTGCGTGCCGATGACCGTTGCCAGCACTGCGCAGACAAAGCCGAACACAAGGAACACCAAACTAAGATTTGCCATCACACTCTCCGTCCTCTCGTCATCGGAACAAACTCGATCGAGTCAAGATCAAAGTCCTGCCCCTCAGTTATCAGATCGAACGCGATGTAGGTCGTGCTGATTCCCTTGCCGATCCGAACCTTGGTCGTCATCAAGTTCGGCTGCGCTCGCAGCTCGTAGACATATTCGCGCCCGTCGCCGGAAACCAGCTTGAGGTAGAACCGGCCGCCACCGCGGATCGCGACATAAGCACCCTTGATGCCGAACAGCTTCTTATCGTTGAGCTGGAGGTAGCCGCTCATCAGCTCGGCAATGATCGACGCGCCATCGTCAGTGTCGCCATCCAGCTCGTAGAGCCCGTCTTCGTCGGCCGCGATGTAGCGGTCACCCATCTTGGTGAACGACCGGAAATCATAGTTCATGTATTCGGTAACCGCGTTGGTCCTGGTGTTCACCGCCCAGGTTGTTGTGGTTCCAGACGGGCTGATGTAGAGCGCGTTGATGATCACGCCGTCGAGCAGCTCATCACCCTGGTAGAGCAGCTGGAGCAGCTGCTCGGAGCTGACCTGGATGTTGCCGACAAGCTGCAAGGTGAGCGTGTTGGTGAGCTTCGGAGAAAGCGCGATCAGCTCGGCCATGTTGCCGACGGCGAAATACTGTCGGCTCACGGCATCATGCACCGTGACCATATCTGCCAGCAGCATCGCGGCGAAGTGGTAGTGGCCGATAATGTCGTCGAGAACGATGCGCCCGACAAGTGACAGGTGGTAGTTGAGCGTAGGCGATGCCGCGCTCGCCACCAGCGCCTTTTGCAGCAGCTTCAAGCTATACGCCATGAAGCTCGATGAAGACAAAGTGATATGCTCGCTCAGAGTAAGCGCGCGCCGGACCTGGAACGCTTCGCTGAGCTTGAACAGCTGCGCCAGAGCCCTGTGGTAGACTCCGCCAGCGATTACGATAGGAGAGACCTTGATGATCTCTTTTATCGCCCGACCCCAGATGAACTTGGGGCTCAGTGCCTGGGATAGGTGGAAGCTCTCGATCAGGCTGAGGAGCGCATTCCAAGCGGGTGCCAGTGTCGGGCGCACACGGATCGGCGTGATCAGCTCGTAATGATAGTTCGTGTGCGTTGCCGAGCTGAGATGGAAGCTGAAGGAATCCTTCGCCCGCATCACCCATTTCCACCTGAGCGCAGCGCTCATGGTGAGGCCGGCGTCACGCAGCACCACCCGCATCCGGAACACGATCCGCTGGGTCGGCGTGAGGCGCATGTTGTGAGCTAAGTAAAGGTGGTAAGTCATCCGCGCAGCCGGCCTGGGCTGGTGGGCGAAAACAACACCGTCCTGCAACCGGTCGGTCATCGGTATGACCGGCGGCGTGTAGGAGATCGCCACCATGTCCGCCCAGCCGTCCATCTGGCCCATCGCGGCACCGGCTTCGGTGATCGCGATGAACGAGGAGGTGCCGTCCATCTGGGCCGCGCCGTTAACCACCGTGCCGCCACCGGCAGCCATGGACGCGAAGCCGTCCAGGCGAGCCGCGGCATGGGTCACGGCCAGGGTATCGCCGAGCACGTCGGCATGGCCGTCCATCTGAGCCACGCCGACGAACCGACGGGAGCCGACGGCAGCCATGGAGGCGACGCCGTTCATCTGGCCCGCGGCGAACTTTATGATGCTGCCGCGCGCGTTCACGTCGGCGTGGCCGTCCATCTGGCCAGCAGCCGGCAGGATGTAGGCGACGGTCCGCCATTCCTCGACGCCAACCTGGGTGACCCAGAGCTGCGGCGGGATGACCGGTCCCCATTGTTCCGCACCCACCTGGGTGACCTGCGCGTTCGACGGAGCGGGCGTCGCCCACTGCTCCAACGCAACTTGTGTGACGTTGACTGTGGTCGTTAGCGGCTGGACGCTGTCTCTGGTGGCGGGATCATCGGACATCGCATCAGCTTACTAGGACCGGACCGACCTGGATGGCGTCGACTGCGTCGCGCGTCCACGTTACGCCCGTGTGCGGGTCGACGAGATCGGTGCGGGAGACCCAGGACCAGCTGGCGGCGTTTGGCGTGATCGGCGGCGATTGTGCGACCGTGCCACCCGACTTGACCTGCACCGCCGCCGTGCGGGACCCGGCATCAGCCCGCTGCATGAAGGCGCGAGTGGTGACGGCGATGACCCCGACCGGCTGAGGGAGGAGGGCAGGGATACCGTAAAGGTCATTGTCTCCTACGTTAGAGTCGTAGAGGTAGCTCGTGAGAGCATCTTGCTGTGGCTCGTTGACGAACGCGGCATTGGCCGCTGGAACCAGGACGAGCGTGGAAGCGATAGTCTGGGCGCTGCCGCTGGTGAGGGTAACCGGAGTCGTGGGAGGCCAGCTCGCGTAGGGCGTCGCATCGCTGAAATAACCGGTGGCCGGCAGCCCTCCTGCCGCCGAACCGCCAGTCGAACTGACGCAGAACGCGACCCAATATTGCACACCCACGGTCACCGTTACAGCCGGTGAGAAAGTAAACGTGGCCCCTGACGATGGCGCGGTCACCGGCGCTGTTGCCGCCTGGATCAGAGTTCCAGGCTGGCCAGCATTGTCGGCGAACAGGGCACATTTTAGATTGCCGGTTAGCGGCCCGCTTTGGAATATGGCAGTCGAGATGGTGCCGGTGGCGATCGGTATGAATTGGCCATACCAAGCACGATTCGCGGCGATGGCCACGCTGTACGAACTGCCGAAAACGACGTTGCGCGATCCCACGCTTGTAAATTGTTTCTGCACGTCAGTCGCTGGCATCCGCGTGTTGCAGCGAATATCGCCGATCCACGGCACCGCCGTCGGGTCCGAGCGCCAGAGGAGATCGTCAAAGAACTGCAAACCGGACGCTGACGCGCTGGTGTTGATCCTGATCTGGTTTGCGTAATTATTCGCTGAGCCATTGCGCGTGTTGAGGCCTGTCGCCTGGAAACTATTAATCAAGCTACCATTAGTTCGCACGGTAAACGAACCCGCGGTTGGATGAATGACAACCTCGAACTCGTAGGCATACCAAGTGTTGATTAAGCTGAACGCACCGGTATAGGTTGCCAGCACGGTGCCGCTTCCGAAATCCCCTGACGTCAGGAGGATTGCCCCGTCACCACGGAACAGCACGCTGCATTGAATTGACCCGTTATCGGCGAACGTGATGGCGAGGCCCGCCGTGCCACTCGGGCCGAAGTTCTGGTTATAGGCAACGGTGACATGATGGACGGCGTCATTATGACCGCTCGTCTTCACCAGAAACGGGGTGCTGCTGATGTGGCCACTAAACCCTATGCTCTGCCCACCAAAGCGACCAGGATTATTCGTGCTCCAGTTCGAGCTGAAGCCGCCCGCATCCCAGTAATTGTTGTAAAAATCATTGACCGAGGCATAGAGATCGAAGCCATCACCGAAGAGATACATGGCTCCCTCACACTGTCACGATTGGCCCGATCTGGACGTTGTTGACTCCAGTCGCGGTCCACGCCGCGCCAGTCGCCGGGTCGGTGAAGTCCGTGCGATAGTTCCAAGAGAACCCCGTAGTCATCGGCGTCGATGGCGACGTCACCGTGGTCGAACCGCTCTTGAGCTGCACCGCACTTGATCGTGTGCCCGCGTCGCTCTTCTGCAGAAAGGCCCGCGTCGTCACGCATATCGTCGAGGCTGGCGTAGTCGGGAGCGAAGCGATCCCGTAGAAATCGGCATCCCCCACGTTGCTATCATAGACGTAAGTAGTAGTGCCGTCCTGTTGGTGCTCGCTGACCATATCGGCATTATACTGAGCCGTGAAGCTGATCACACAGCCTGGACAGTTGGCAGTTGATATGACACCTCCAGGGTTAGAAACTGGCCAAGACGCATAAGTCTGAGTCAGAGTAACAGCCGTAGAACTCTGATTGTTGTAAGTGATGGACGCATCCTGATTGATTCCAAACCAGTAGTTCTGTCCTTGTAAAACCCGAGCTGGAGAGGGAAAGGTGATAGTGATGACAGCATTTCCAGGATTGGTGATTTCAGTTGCAGTTGCTAGTAGTGTGCCGACACTGCCGTCAGTGTTTGCAGAAAATAGCGCAACCTTGAAGTGGCCAGTACCTCCACCGCCGCTGCCATCACATCGAACTGTACCTCCGGGTACAGACCCACTTGCCGCTGCTGTGAACGATACGTAGTGTACCGTATTCGCTCCATAGGGGGTCATAGCACCGGTGCCACCTACAACAGTTTGGTTAGGAGGATTGGGCCCTCTTGTGAACTGTACTGTTACATCTGTTGACGGCATCCGTGTGTAGCTGCGAATGTCACCAGCCCATGGCACGGCCGACGGATCGCTGCGCCAAAAAAGATCGTCAATGTTAAAATTTCCAAACCCAGTAGCACCCATGCCGACGATAAGTGCGTTCGCATAGTTGTTGCTCGTGCCGGCGCGGGTGTTAAGACTCCCGAGCGTATGATCCGCCGTGCCGGTGTTGCCGCTCTTCTTGATCGTCCAGCTCCCAGTCGTGTTGTTGATCACGACCTCAACCTCGAACACAAACCATTGGTTTACCATCGGATTCAGGGAATAGGTATCAAGAAGGGTGCCGCCGTTCGATCCGCTGTAGAGCGCAAGTGAACCGTCGCTTCTGATCGCAACAGTGGCCTGCGCCGTCGCGCCATCGCGGAATGTGAAATACGTTCCTTGCGTGGTACCGGAGATTGCACTGGTAAATATGAAAGCAAGGTTGATGTGGTGGACTGCGTCGTTCTGACCGGACGATTTACTGAATGACCAGTTGTTAGCGGGGCCCCAGGACCTGCCTCCAGCAAAGCGCCCGGGCTGGCCTACCAATGATCCAAAGCCGGCAGTGTAGGTATCCCAAAAGCCGGGCGATACATCACTGGCCGCCGTATACAGATCGAAGCTGTCGCCAAAAGCAAACATTGCACGATCTCTCCATGTCAGCTCTCGGTAATGGTCGTGCCTGTGGTAAGCTGCGGTGCCACGCCAGCCGTCACGGAGAGGCTTGGTGTGATCGGCCCTCGATAAAGTATCGTGCCAGCTCCGGTCGGTGCTATGCCGACCGCACAGTAAACCTCCGTCTCGCTGCCTCCAGTCGCGGTTGGGAAGACCACCGACGACGTCAGTGTTGCTGCTGTGCCGGACACGCTAAAACCCAGGCCCGTCCTCGGCACCGATTGCCGGGCGTAGCCGGTGTAAGCCGCCTCGTTGCTGGTCTGGTTCCCTCCGACGCCAGGGTCGGCCGTGTGCAGCGACAGAAAAAGTTGGGTCAGCGGCGTCGATGCCGCGTTATCGGCGATGCCTGGAATACTCGTGCCGTTCAGAATCAACGCCAAGAGTTGGTTGTCGAACGTATTTCCCTTCCCGCCCGCCAAATCAGCCTCCTATATGATAGAATCGTAGTTTAGTAGCTCCCTAAGTCTATCTTGTGTAATCATGCTGAAGCCGCAGTAAATGTATATGTGAGCTGTAATATGTCGGAGTTGACCACCGATTTCGCCGAGCCGAACTGAGCACCGGAGAACAGCGTGCCGCTGGTGCCGTTGATCGCCGACGACGAGATCAGGAACGCACCGTAAACTGTCAGGGTGCCGTTGAAGGTAAATGATGCCTGATTCGCTGCATTGGTGATCGACTGCGCTGCCGGCGGCACCGACGTCCATTGCTGCCGGGTGCCGGCCGTGTATTGCGTGACCTCACCGGCATTGGCGGAAATCGTCGCTGCTGTGTCGCTTGCCAGAATGGTGTAGTTATTGGAGAACAGGCCGATATACCACGCGGTCACCACCGACTGAGCGCCGAGTGCGGCCCCAAGGAGGTAGTTAAGCCCCTGGTTGACAACAATGTTCTCGACATCGAACTCGTCGATCACCCGCTTGTCTCGGATGATCCTTCCCAAGAAGCGTCCGCCAAGGATAGCCTTGGGCATCAGCAAGCGCCGATCGGGAACCAGCAACGGCGTGCGAGGCGGAGTCGGGAACATGGAGACACTCCTTAGGGTTGCATCATGAGCATCTGGCAGAGCGGAACTTTCTATATCGGCGAGACCTGGAACATCTCCGGCTTCGTTCGAGACGCCAACGGCATCATCGTCGACCTCACTGGGGCCACCATACAATTACGCATCACGCTAGACAATTCGGTGATCTTTGACTTGGTCGGCACGATCCTGCCGCCCGCTACCGCGGGTGCCTACCTGTTCGAGATCACCCCCGACATGCAGGCACAGGCCAACGTAGCACTAACCACCTACCGATTCGAAGTTCGAGCCACGTTCTCCGACGGGACCGTGACTGTCCAGAACACCGGCGAGATCACCGTCGTCCCCTCTAAGTTCGTCGATTTCCCTCTCCCAACAAGTGTTATCCTAGTCGAGCAGATGACCATCGGGGCAAGCCCATCTTAGGCGACCGCCCTCCGTCGGTTCATCATGGTCTCCCGTTGGGGAACCCGCTCCCCCTGATTATGGTCACGTCCAGGTAGTCACCGATCGCCGCCCCCTGCGTCGGCGAGCCACCACTTTCTAATGTAGTAATATACTGGTTCATGCCATCTTGCCGACGATACATCGCCACCGCACTCAGCGAATCGGGGAAGACGTATTTTTGCTCCGTCATGTTGGTTGTGTGGCCGCCAGACGAAGCGATGCAAACCCCCTTGGTCGTCATGAATATGATCGACACCTCGACCGGAGTCGTTGCCGTGGTTGGCACCTGTGGCGGATTTGCAAGCTCAGAGGGGATATCTACCTTAGAACCAGGGATCACGCCCGAGTCCATGACTCGCGTGCGCTTCATGTTAGCGTAGGTCTCTCCGGTCAGGAACCAAAGACCCTCTCTCGTCCCGACATAGATGCCGTCAAGGACCGTCCCAAGCATGGTAATCTCAGCTTCAAACAGCTTGTATCCAGCTGTCGCATCGACAAAATTATAGAGATACAGCTCAGTCGCCCACAACGTGGGGCCATGACTAAGATACAACCGACCATTAAAATAGGTAATGCAGGTCGCGTAGGGTGGCTGCTTCAAGAACCGCCCGGCGATCGGTGGCAACGTCTCCGTCGGATTGACCACCGGCGAAAGCCAGAGGTCGGTAGGATCGCCCCAATCACTCCAGCTACGACCCGGAATATTCACGATGCCGCGATCAACTGGACTCACGTAATAAACGTTATCGCCAACTTGGGAGTAGACTAACTGCGGCGTGCCAGCGGACGGGTCCGCACCGACCGGCATCAGGAATTCATACGAATAGTCAGGATTGATTATACCAAGACTTCCGTTGACGACCCCCAGGACCACGCCCTCATACGACGTGAACAACGAGTGCACGTCACCCGGGAGCTTCAACTTATAGCCACGTCGTCTAGATGGCTGTCCACTGTCATCGAGCACGACATTTCGAGCACGGACCAAATCCTTATCACCCAACCGCTCAGGCTGCAGCGTGTTCTTGAGACCGTCCCAGCTGTTTAGAATCTTTCCAGCCTCGGGAGGTGCCGGCAATGAAACGCCCGATTGCTCTATAGCCTGGATGTTACCCCGAGATCGTAGCGCCATCACTGCACCGGTATGTTGCCGTAGCGCAGCGCCCCGCGCGCGCCGATGTCTCGCGGCGTCACACCGATCGGTAGGCCCATGCCTTTTGCCTGCGCCGACTGCCGCATGTGCACTTCAAGCTCACGCCCAAAGCTAGCCTGCGGCGGCTCCATGCCTGGATGGGTCCTTTGCCACTGCTGCGATTCGTTCATCCAAGTATTAAACATCCCACGGTCGCCGCGCATGTAGGCAGTCTCCAGATGCCGGACGATGTTCGACGAATTCAACTCGCGCATGGTACGCAGCCCGGCCTCAGCCTTAGCCAGCTCCTGATACTCGGCTTCCTTCCCCGGATCGATCCCGAGCGCCGTCTTCGCAATATCCCAACCGTTCGCCGTAATCGGCAGCTTCTCGCCATTCAGGTTGTTGACGAACCCACGCTGACCGAGCCTGAAAGCCTCCATCGGTGCTTTCACGAACTCCGGTGCCATCCTAATCCCACCATTAAGAAAATCACCATTCATCATATCTCGTGCTGCATACGCGACGTTCGATATATCACCGACCCCAGCGCCGCCCATCGACTTGAACCAATCACGGAACCTGTCTTCAAGCTTGCGCTTCTCGAAAGCAATGGTGAGGGTCGACGAGCCGGGCACGATCGTCGCCTCGCCAAAATGCGCAAAGTCCATCCCGACCGCGCGCGGCAATCCACGAGCAATGATCTCGCCCATGTCCTTGCCAAAGGTGTCCGACAGGAAACCGCGATACGCCGACGTTAAGTCATGGTCATCCCGGTTGGTGACCCAGTTCATCAGCTGGTCGTAAACTGACGCCGCTACCGACAGCATCGGCATCCCCAGCGTGCCGGCGAACATCGCAGTCGCTCCGGCATGACTGATCAGCCAGCGCGTCGCTTCCGGACGAGTGTCCGCGTTGAACATATCGCGGACCTCGTTGTAGATTTTGCCGGTCATACGAATCTGCCAGCCCATGAACTGGTTGATCAGCGGCGACACGCCGCCGAACATGCCACCGCGCGAAGTCTGCCGCGCGTTGAGACTGGCATCCCAGTTACCCTGGCTATCGTTGATCGCCCGGTCGATGAACTGCTCGCGCGTCATCTGCACGCCAGTCCGCGGTTCGATGTAGGGTTTCGCGTTGTAAAGATCGTGCGCAGCAAAACCGGTCACCAGCCTGGGGATAAGCTCAGAGTAGAGCCCCAAAGCATTCGCTGCCTTCAGTATGTTGGGCGAGATATGCAGCACACTGGCCAAATTCGAATGCTCGGTCATCTGCGTTGAATACATAGCCGTGCCCATGACCCCGCGCGACACCATCCCCATGACCTTGTCGATCAGCGGCTGGGAGAGCCCATCCTTCTCCAATGCGTCGCGCGTGATTCCGGCCGTGTTCCAGTCGTCACCCTTGGTGATCGCCTTGACGACCGCCAGCGCATCAGGCAGCGCACGCTGGAAAGCTCCAAACGCCGCACCGTAACCATGCGTCTTGGCAAGCTCGGGGTAGCTGGTCGTCGCCAGCTGCGACATCAGCGTCAGGAAATACGCGGGCGATGAACCGACATGGATGGTGTGCGAGAGATGCCGGATTGCATCGAGCGCGGTCGGCGGCACATAGGTCGACTTGAGCCGCTCGCGCAACATCAGCTCTCCAACAGCTTCCGAAGCCGCCAGCGACCTGTCGGTGCCGGGCTCGGTGTGGTTGAGATCGCGAACCTGATCCGCCATCTGCTTCGTCAACGAGCCAACCTCGTCGGCCATCGTCATGCGCCCAAGACTGCGGCTCATGACCTGCGAAGCGTAGTTCGCACTCTCCGACATATCCTTGCTGAAACCCTGGACGTTAGCGCGCCGCGCCATCACTCGACCGATTGAGTTCTCAGCCATCATGTTCAGCAGAGTGCGCTGCATGTCAGCGACCTGATCGCCGAACGCCCGATTCATTTGGTCCGTAGTGCCCTTATCGACTCCTTCGAGGTTCTTTGGCCGGTTCTCGATCATCGCGCCAACAGCCCGCCGCATGGCCGCCGGAGCAATCGAGTCAAACACCTGGGTCGCCTCGCCAGCACCAAGACTCTTAGCTTCCTGCGACACGAGGCCCTTTGCTTGCGCGTCCTGCATCACCCGAGTTAGCTCACGCATCTCGGCAGGAGTCTTCATGCGCGTGTAGAGCGTGTTGTTCTCACCGTTCAGCATGACCGCGATATTGTGGAACCCGTTGGCATCCAGATGCTCGTTGAGCTGCGCAAGCTTCTCCTGGTCCACTTTCCCCTGAGCATCAGTCGCCAGCTTGGCGGTGACGAAATAGTTGCCGTCTCGTCCGAGATGAAAATACGGTGCTTTCGCCACAGCATCGCGCCGATCAGCGACCTCTTTGAGAACGTCGTTGATACTGCCGACGTTAGCCTGCATGTTGTCGCGCTGCGTCTTCAAGTCCTGCAAGGTTTTCAACGCATCGTCCGATGCCCCGCCGGATTTACGCGCGGCATCCACTACAGTTTGCTGGAGCTTAACCGCATCATTCAGCGGCAGCTCACGACTGCCGATCGTCGCCTTCTGACCAGCCAGCTGATCGCGATATTTGCTCAGCGCGTCGACCTTGGCGGCAACGGCGTCCTTGAAGAATTTTTCGGTCTTCGTCGGATCGGTGTGTATGTCGGTACGACCGTCGAACGTCTTGAACACGTCCTGCGCGTCATACCCAGAAGGTGCCATCGCGCGCTCGACCGTCTGCAGCCGGTCCGTCAGGACAGCGTGGTAATCCGCCGACGCTTTCGCCCGCAGCGCCTCGTAGGCAGCCTCGCCGCCAGGAATAGCCTTGAGCTGATTCCACTTATCGATGATCTCCTGATACAGCTTCGTCCGGCCAGGATTACCTTGGATGTCTTGAGGTGCAGGCTTCTGCGGATCGAGTCCATAAAACGTCGCATCGGCCATGACACTGTGCAGCAGCTCCCGTCCTTCCTCTGGGAGCTTGTTGGCCAAGTTACTGGCCATCTGACTGGCTTTGTAGAACTCGCCTTCGCGAGCTTCCCCCCGCGCCAACGACTCAAGGTATGGCCGCATCGCCTGGATGGCGTCACCATACAGCTGACCCATACGATAGCTGTCGGTCCAACCAAGCGCGCCCTTGCGTATGAAATCCCGCGTGTTGAAACCGATGGCACTAACACCGGTCCTGAACGCATTCGCCAATCGTTGGACCGTCGACTCTCGCCCCTGATCAGCACCGTTCGCCGCAGCACCCATCCCATTGTCGGCTAGGCGAGCGTAGCTGTCTGGCCCCACCCAGCCGTTAGGATACTGCTGCCGTTCCTTTATCAAATCGTCACCGAGCGACATGATGCGATCGAACGCATTGTGCAGTCGCGGGTCTAAACCAAGGAAACCACGTCCAGCATCGATGAGCCGATCCCACATACTGGTGCCGCGCACGAACTGCGATTTTAAGAATGCGCGGTAAACGGGATTACCCGCCGCCTCCGACAGCATTTCGTGTGCGTCAGTTATCCCGGCCCAGTCACCCTTGCTCTTGAGCTGATCGTAAACACCATTAATAGCTTTGGCTGCAACGCCACCAGCTTCCAGAGCCTGATGGTAGACCGCATGCGCCATCTCATGGAGGAAAGTCGCCGTAGCGTTCCCCGCATTGTAGAGCATCGAAGTCTTTTGCTTGGTGAAATACTCACCCTCCTTATCGAGAACATTATCTCGGTAGCCCAGCTTCACACCTTCTGGTAGCGCCGCCTGAAGCTTCGCAGCAATCGCGGCCTCTTCCGGATCAGCCGTGTGCTCCATGACATGACCAAGAGCGTCGGTAGCCGAGACACCACGCTGGTGCATGTCAGTGATGTCGGCGTCCAGCTGTGACACCGGCATCCCATCTCGCGCAGAAACGACCCTGGCGCGTGAATCGGTTTGAGCCCGGAGTTCCTGAAGCACCGACTGCTGCGCCGCCAGATACGCATCGATCTTCGCGCGCGTCGGCTTACTGATCTGCGTCAGGTTTTGCAGGTTATCCTTCTCGCCTTCAGGATCGAATTCAGGGTCTTTCGCCAAAGCCTCACGCAGCTCGTCCGGCCCGGATGCTCTGGTGATGTCCGCCAGCCAATCCTTGTGCGCGGTGAGCGCTGCTTCGGCATCCTCGCGACCGCCCAAGCCGCCCTGTGCCTTCACACCCAAAGCGTCCAACGCCCGCCGTGCGGCCTCCACCTTGACGTCGAGATTACCCATCGGCGCGGGCGTCGCCTCGGCGCGCGGCGACGGTTCCAGGTCCGCCGACGCGGCATACTCCCCAGGCCGCTGTGCGGCAGCCTCGACCTCATTACGCAACCGCGTCAACCGAACATTGAGCGACAAAGCCAAGCCTGGATTTGCCTCAACGTTAGGCAGCAGCTTCATCAACGTCTCTGCCTCATTGGCAGTCTGGGTCTTAACCGGCGAATCGGAGAACTTCGCGATCTCGGCCTGAACACCGTTGAGTGCGCTCAGGCGATCGTCTGCTGTCTTGATCGGGGTCTTATCGGCGACCGGAGTCGCGGTTGCACCCGGCTCGAACACCTCGGACTGTCCACTGTCGACATTTACCCTGAACTGCCGACCGGGCTGGAAGACCTCGTCAGGGCCCATAGGACGCCAGCCAGCGGCTGCAGGCGCGGGTGCGGCCGCAGGTGCCTCCGCAGCCGCAGGCGGCTCAGCGGCCGCCTCAGGCGCTACGCCAGGGGGTGTCTCGACCGGCTGCTCGGGAACGAACTCCTCACGGAGTTCCTTGCCGTCCTCGGTCAGGATGTCGAACGCTTTGGCCCACGCCCGCAGCGGTGCCGGTATCTTCTTTCCCTTGAGGGCATTGATCGTATCGATCAGCCGTTGCTGTTCCGCAGCCTGCGCCTCGATCGGCAGCGCCTCGACCTGTGCCATCCCCCGCTTGATGGCGGCCTGGGTCACCTTCGCTGCGAAATTCAGGATAGGAGCGGGAGCAGCAGGAGGACCAGCAGGTAGGCCCCCCTCAGTATCAGGACCCACAGCAGGCAGCTCACCAGGAGCACCCCCAGCAGCGGCGGGAACTTGCTCCGGAGCACTAGGTCCACCAGCACGTAGATCGCCAACAGGGCCGCCAGGGCCGCCAGGGCCGCCAGGGCCGGCGATTGGAATCCCGGGAACAGCACCAGGGGCGGGTTCACGCAGCGCCTCCGACACAGGTGTCGGTGTTGCTGGTGCTGCAGGCTCGTGAGCCGCAACCGGCGTCCCGGGCTCAACAGCCCCAGGCTCCGTCACCGCCGGTGTTACTGGCACTGGTGTAGCAGCAGGTGCTTTAACCGCTGCCTCCGCCGCGCGCCGCAGATATTCTTCTCTTAGCGGTGCGAATGCTTGATCAGCCGGGTTCCGGGGGTCACCGGTCACCAACGGCCTCAATGTTCCTAATTTTGTCGTAAGTTCGAGATTTGTCAAATCTTGTGGCGGCGCGCCCATTCTCTCGACGTAACCTATAAGCTTCTGACCTTGCGGTGACTCTACCGGCATGTTGGCAACGCGCCGCTGCAATTCCTCGTAAAGCGGCCTGAATGCTAGGTCTGCCGGAGTATTCCCCTCCTCTGTTCGTAGCCCGTGCAGCGTGTTGATCCGCGTCATTAAATCTATGTCAGACATCTGATTCAGCGGCACGCCCATGGGAATAACCCCGGGCTCCGGTACCGGCAGCAGCTTCTGAGGCTCAGTCGGTGTCGGTCCGCGCTCAGCGTTACGACGTTGCAATTCTTCGAAATGTCGTGCGAATTGATAATCGGCCGGCGTGTTCCCTTCCGCTGTCTGCATCGGATGCAGCGTGTTCAAGCGCGACATCAGCGCACCGTCGGACAAACCATCCAGCGGTGCTTGACCGGCGATCGGCTGCTCCGCTGGCGGCGGCAACAGCTTAAGCGCCTGCCCCGTCACCTGATCGAGTTCACCGGTCGTGACGTCCACCGTCGGCTTGCCGACGAGCCTGCGATAGCCGCCGAACGCGCCGCCGATGATCGCGCCCATTCCCGCGCCGCCCAAAGCTTGGTTCACGACAGCGGATGCTCGATCCGAGAAGCTGCGATCCGGATCACCCATCATCTGGGTCATCGCCTCAGTCGCGCCAGCAGCGCCGCCCTGCGCCGCCGCGGAGCCGGCGATCCCGCGCAGAATTCCCTTGCCGAAGAACGATTCAAGCTTCCCCGGCAGAATGCCCTGCACGACCGCTTCTGGCACGCCGAGCATGATCGCCTTACCCGGAGAGGTCAGCTCGCCTGTCTCGCTGATCTGCCGCTGGACGTTCGAACCAATCGCGGGAAGGAGCATCGCCCCCGCGCCGCCGATCAAGCCGGCACCAGCCAACTCGGGCGCTGCAGCCGCGACACCCGCGGCGCTGAGGAGTGCCGCGACGCTCATCGGGGCCATGCGCGCGACGTTGTAGGCGATCCCTGGAACCGACCAGGGATGCTCTTCTAGGTCCGGTCGTGCGTAGGACTGCTCGGTCTCATAGTGCGACTGAGCGATGTCGGCGAGGGACTCCGCCGTGTCGTCGGCACCAACCAGCTGAGCACCGGCCTGGAGCGCACGAGCACCTTCCGAGATCGCCCCATGCACACCGGACATGATGCCGGAGGTGAGCCAGTTGCCGGTGCCCGTCGCCGGAACATCAGAAGACCCCGGCTGCGGCCCCGTCGCCGTGGGGATCGGCGGCAGATACTGCGGCAGGTAAGACCCGAACGGAGAGAAATCTGCGGGCATTGTTTATCATCCGCCGCCAGGAGGTGGCATCGCGTAGGGCCGCTGCTCGACACCGATAAGCGGTTTGACGAAGCCTGCGATCTCGTTCCACTTTTGCTGTTCGGCTTTCCTCGCGTTCATGATCGCCGGCGTTTCGCGAACCGCTCGGTTCTCTTTCTGAGCTGCTGCAGTTTCCGCAGCTTCCAGCGCCTCACGATCGGCAGTGAGCTTGCTGGCAGCCTGACCCTGTCGGGTGAAGAAATCTTTCGTCAGCGTCTCTGCCGGCGTCGCGACATGCGCGAGCTGCTGACCGAACAACAACTCAGCCTGCTTCGTCGTTACACCCGACATAGCTTTGATATACTCATCGCGCGTGTATGCATGCGGTTCAGCAGCGGCGTGCGCAGTGTCCGCGGGAACACCACTCACGGTCTGATTTTTAGCAACCACGGCAGGGTTATCGACAGGCTTGCCGTTGATCGTGTTGCCGTTGTTCACGATGTTGGCGTGGTTGGCCTGCGCCGTCTTCATGAAATCCACGAACCCCGGCGTCGTCTGAATGATCTTCGCGTAATTGACCGGGTCACTCTCGGCCGCCTTCAACGCATCCTCGTGCGTCGACAGATACTGCTTTACCAACGGGTCCCGAAACGCTTGTGCTGCGGCGCTACGATCCGCAAGATCGGTGTCTGACTGGTTGCCGAAAAATAAATGCCCCGCCTGCTCCAACACTGACGGGCCCATGCTGACTCTGTTTGCTCGGTTGTTTAGATCAGCCTCTCTGTTAGCCCTCGCGAGATAAGCAGTGAATGGTGACGCGGTCGGATTCGCAGCCGCCCCCGTAAAGTCACCGGTCAAGAACTGAACAGCGGCACTCGGTGCTCCTGCAGCATTAGAGGGTGGCAAAGTGATCGGCTTGGGTAGCGCCGCCGCGACATCAGGCGGAGTATTCGGAGGCGGTCCCGTCTCTGCATGTGCTGGCGTCACCGGGTTCAGCTGGCTCAACGCACGCAGCAGCATCCCGCCGAAACCACCACCGCCTGACGGTGGCGGCGCTGCCGGAGCCAATGGCGCTGCCGGAGCCAATGGCGCTGCTGCCGCTGGTGGCGGCACAAGCGACACCGGGTTGATCGGCAGACGCTTCCCTGCTTCATCGGTCGCAGCCCAGTGGCCACTCTGAAAATCAAACTCCGGCATGCCTACGGAATGTTCGAGTGAACCATCGGGCCTTCGAATATCAAAGCCGGGCCCAGTCGCAGCCGCTGCCGTTGTCGCGTGAATGGCCGCTTCAGGGCTTAGCTTACCGCTCGGCGTGATGCCAAGCCGCGTCGCGTCCGCGGGCGTGAGAGTAGGCTGGACATCGGGCGTGCCATCTGCATATCGGCGCGTTGCACCACGCTTGAGGGCTGCCATGTCAATACCTCTAATAACGTTCCCAGGAAAATCCGTTTCTACCGAAAGCGAATTGCAGCGGGCGAAACATCTTCGACTGCGCATCGCGCTTCATATCGCTGATTGCGTCATCGAACGCAGCACGGAATTCTTTGGCGCGATCCCAGGCTCCACCACCGGCAACGTCCAGGTCAACGCCGCGCAGCGCCAAATACGCTGCCCAGTTCAGCATATCCATATGATGCGCTTCTGGGATTTCAGGAACAGCTTCCGGCATGCTGATGCTCAGCTTAACAAGCGGCACGCGCGCCACGCGCATGTTGCCGACAACACCGGCATACGGTGACGTTGGTATTGGATAGAGCCGCAGCTGCGGTGCCGTGAAAGACCCGTAGCTATCCTGGATCACACCCTCGTCCGTCGACCACGCTAGCGGCTTGCCCGGAGGCATTTGAGCAAGCTGAGCCGGATCAAAGAAATAGGTGTCGGGCTGACGGTAGGTATCAAAATCGGAGTGCCCGGCGCGAGCCAGATCGGCTCGATCCCCGGTCATCCGTATCGAAATTATGCTGACCACATGAGGATCGAGCGTATAGAACTGCTGGTCAGCTACAGTCGTGAACTGACAAACCTTCGGCGTCACCGCGTCACGAATACACTTGGTCTGCCGAGCAAAGCGGTTCTGCGCTTCGTTGATGTATCTGATCAGCCCATTATCAGACCACAAATAGTCCGACGCACCGGCAACCTGATCCGACACATCCCGCAGCATGTGATGCCGTAGTTCCCCCAACAACTCGTCAGTGCGCATGGATCACCCATCAATACGCCGGTAAGGAAACCTTAATCGCGAACGATAACCAGTAACCTGCTGAGTTTGCGGACTGATAATCGGCACCGAGATCACTGCATCATTCAAGACGCTAATCACTTCTTGTGGCACCGATGCCTCGATACCAGCCATCAACAAGTAGGGCCTACCATTGGCCGAGATGAAAAGCCCGGTCGGTGGGATCGCGGTGTCTTCCTCCAGGATGATCCTGAACCGCTTAGCGGTCTGCACCAAAACCGGTGCCTCAGCTGTCATCATCTGCATTGATGCATCGGATATTTTCGAGCGCGCGTTACGTGGGACCGGCTCGTCATCCTCTGGGAGTACTATGCTCATTCGTCTTCATCCTCTTCTTCACCTTCCTCGTCTTCCTTGACTGCTGCGTCGAAGCTGGACTCGTAGTCCTCACCGTCCGGTATGATCTTGTCGAGATTGTTGGTAAGGAACTCAATGACACCAGCCTTGTCGTCAAAAACAAAACTTTGCTGAGGGTCCTTCCAGGGTCCGTCGGATTCGCGATTCGCCTTGACGATCGCCGGGTCGTCCATACAAACCACGAACCCGTTCTGCGCTCGCTCGATGCGGATGCTGTTCATTGTTCCACCCTCTACGGAGTTAAGATACGGCAAATTCACACCCTCCGGGAGGCACTACCCTGAAGCATCATACCGCTCCAACGCCCATACAGCGACATGATTTGGTCGATGGATCGGACGGCAACTCCCTGCGCATCACCGACACCGTCCGCCAAACCATAGGCAAATGCATTATGTGCCGTCCACCCGAAGGCCCGTCCGACACCATTGGCCTGCCCGAACGAGAACCGCATGCCTGACGTCGAGCTGACAGCCGCCGCGTCACCGATAGCCGATGCCTGACCGAGGGCTCCTGCACCGGCTTCCTCGTCGCCAATGCCAATAGCATGGCCGATGGCCTGGGCGATGGCGCTGCCGATCGCCACCGCGGTGCTGGTTCCATTAGCTCGAGCGACAACCGCCCCGAACGCCGCTCCAACCACAGCTCCGAACCCCGCAGCTGTGCCAACAGAACCGACCAGGAGCAGGCTGGCGGCATTCGCACCACCCACCCCACCGGCGCTCGCCGCACCGATCTCCGGCACTCCAGCGATACCAGCACCAGCGCCGATCGCGATGCCCGTCGACTCGGCTTCGAAGGCATACTCCGCAAAGGCGTTCCCATACCCGTCAGCAATCCCGACGACGCCGGACCCCGACACACCCAGCACGCTACCAAAGCCAGACGCAAAGGCAGACACGCCCGACGCGGACACTCCGGAAGCACTTCCATGGCCGGCGGCAAAAGCCGACACGCCCGAGGCGGACACGCCGGCTGCATTCCCGTGGCCAGCGGCGAACGCTACCGCGCCGAACGCCGACACCCCCGCCGCGCTGCCAAAGCCAGCGGCGGAGGCCGCCACGCCCACCGCCGACACACCAGCCGCATTGCCGAAGCCAGGAGCATAGGCCGCTATGCCGACCCCAGACGCTGCGATCGCATCACCGTAGCCGGCAGCAAAAGCCACCACGCCCGACGCAGACACTCCGAGCGCATCACCAAAGCCAGCGGCAGCGGCCCCCACGCCGGACGCGGACACCCCGATCGCGTCGCCGTAACCAGCGGCATAAGCCGCGATGCCGGATATAGAAGGAGCGACAGCGTGCCCCGCGCCAAAAGCGCTAGCCACACCAGCAGCTTCAGTAAGGACTACGGTGGACCCTTCAGCGCTCGCGGCCCCACTCGCCGCGGAGAAACCGGCGGACCCTCGGGTGCTCGACGCCCGAGCCGCACCAACTCCGTCCGCGTGACCTTTGACCTTCCTCGGTTTACCGGCACCGGGGATGGTACTGTAGCCAAGAAGAACACCAGTGCCAGCGGCGAGCCCCTTAGCGGCGACAGTGATCCCAAACGTAGCTCCGGTTGCCGTCGCACCACCGACGCCAGCAGCCTGACCCTGAGTTAATACAAACGCAGTCCCAACTGCCGCGGCATCGCCGACGCCAGCCGCCTGAGCCAGGATATTGGCGACGGTCGACCACTCTTCGACGGCGATCTGGGTGACCCAGAGCGCTGGTGGGGTAATAAGCCCCCACTGCTCGATGCCGACCTGGGTAACCTGAGCCTGTGGTTGGGCTGCTTTAGCCCACTGCTCTAAAGCGACTTGCGTAGCGCGTGCATCGGTCATCGCTCAACGTCACGTCGCGCCTCGTCCATGCGGCTACGAATAACAGCAATGTCAGTGACGCCGTCGGCGTAGCACTCCATCACCGCATCGCTCATTGCCTTCTCGATCGCGCGTGCACGTGGCAGGTTAGCTTCCGATGTTGCCAGGACCGCGACACCAACCGCACTGACCTTGTGCGGATAAAGACGCGCCGCCTTCGCCTTTAGCGGGTCAGGCAGACCTGACGGCAATCCACGCTCGGTGAGCCAAGCATGCGAGTAGCAACGCAGGCGGACCGGAATGCTCCGAGTCTGGGTGCGCGCATAGTGCAGCGTCGTTAGCGCTTCTTCGTTGTTCTTTGGTTGAGGCAGATGCGGGGAAACTCTAAACCACAAATCGCAGACCCCGACGACGTCGAGTTCAATCAGACATCGGCGGAATGCGTCTGCATAATAGTTCATTCATGACAACGTTATGGTTGTGGCCGTCGTCAAAACGGGCGTCACACCTGAACCCGCAGAAATGTTCGGCGTGACCGTGCCGCTCCAGAGAATCGGCGTCGCACCGACACCAGTCTTACCGGTGCTGAAATTGGTCACCGTTCCTGCCCCACCTGTCCCGGCCGGGAACGTTATGTTCGAGACAGGGCTACAGTTCGCGGGACCGACGCCCGTCACTGTCCAGCCGCCCGACGTGCGCGCCACGCTCGCACGCGCATAGCCCGTGTAGGCGACCTCGCTGGTCGACTGGTTGCCGCCTGTGCCAGGGTCGGCAGTATGCAACGCGATCGAAATGTTGGTCTGTGGCGCGCTTGCGGCATTGTCCGCGTAGTTGGCCCAGGCCGTCGCGTTGTAGATTAACTGCAGGATTGCAGTTTCAGTCGCGCCCGCAATGGCCATGGGTCACCCCGAGACATGATAGCAGATCGTTTTGCCGGAGCCGACCAGTGTGACTGACAGGGTGACATTGGTGTTCCCAGCCGGGTCAGTAGTGACGGAGATAGCACCGGTGCTGTCGATCGTCATGGCAGCTGTCGCGGTCCTGATACTGTTAGTCGCCGGCATGCCTAGCTGCCAGTGCCACAGCAACACACCAGCCACATCGGTGACGTCGACCGCCAGCGCCTGGAACCCACAGTTAATCTGGACCGCGTTGCCGGCTGACGTGAAGAAGCCATAGACGTCGTTGTCCAGATTGCCGGTGACCGCGTTGCCAATCAGATTTCCCGGCCCGGTATACGTTGCCGGAAAGGCAGCGACGTGCAGTGAAGCATCGATGATCTGGGTGGGCATGAATAGCTCCTCACCTTGCCGTCTTGGATATCGGCGTGACCGTAACGTCGATCGTGCCGGTGACAGGCAACCCCGCCTGAATCACCATGACCTCGACCGCCGCCTCTGCCGGCGCGCCGCCCTCGCTGACGACGTTGGCTCTGATCGACCCACGTCCGGGCCCGGTCGCTGTGAACTTAGCAGTCGTCGGGTCCGCAGGCGGGTCTCCGGGAGCGGTCGGTTCCGGCGGGTTGATTGTCACCGGTCCCGTGGACGTCCACTCGACTGACCCGAGCTTGACGTCAGCCTGGGTCTCGTCCGTGAAGCTCACCTTCGCCGTCCCGGTGTCGCCGACATTCATCGGCGTCGGCGGAGGAGGCGCGTCTTTAGGCGCAGCTGCCTGTTGGTTAACACGAGAGTCGTATTGCTCTGGTGTAAGAGCAACCACGAACGGAGGACCAGCCTTGGGCTGGTCACCCTTGTGCTGGTCGGTCTTAGGGTGCTGCTCGTGCTGCTCGTGCTGCGCAGAGTGTTGATTGGTCACTGGAAATCTCCTTCATTGAACGAGAATTACGCTGTAGCAGTGACTTCCAGTCTTGCCATGAATGCATCTTGTAAAATAACTGTACCGGTGTATAACTTCCACCCGCATGTGCCCCTCTGGGCCAGCGGATCGCCCGGCGCAGGCTTGGGGTTGACAACCATCGGCGTCATGCTCGACTTACCCTTGAGGGGAACGAGCCCGAAGGCATCGCGACCAAAGTATAAAATGGGATACACGTCCCAGTTCACACCGCCAGTCGAGCGGTAGGTCGTGCTGCCGGAGGTAGCTGCACCAGCGTTGATGAATGGCGCAATCACCGTCGAACTCAAATAGCGGCACTGCTCGACGGCACCGATCTCGCCTTCGAACGGAGATGTGTGGGGCCCGTAGCTAGCGACCGGGATGAAACCAGTCATATTACGGATGTCGCTTTCGAGATCGGGATGACAGAGCGCGAAATACGCCGCTTCGACCGATCGCGTATTAAAGTCGGGGTTCGACGCCACGACCTGGGATATCTTGCGAGCATTCTGTCGGTTGAGCCCGGTCGTCACCCGGCGCTGATCGGTAAGCCCGGCGACCCCGGCGACGTTCGCCCGTCCGGCAACCTGATTCTGATACCAGACGTTGGTGCCGGCCTTGAGCACGTTGAACCGCAGGGTCTCGACAGTAACTGCGGCCTGCTCGCCCAGGATGTCGGTGGATTGCTGGAGCACCGGGTCGGTGTGGGTGTCCTCGATCACATCGGTGATCGTGATGTAATCGCCGTATTGATAAAGCTGAACCGTGTAATCCTGGTTGGCCAGCATCGAACCGGAGGGCGTCACTCCTTCAACCAGGGGCGTCAGCGCCAGCGGGATGTAGAACGGTTGCCCGACACCGTTGGTGCCTCCGGCATCTGGGCCGGCCGCGCCTGTCGCTCCCTGCAGAAAGTAACGCCGGAACTTGGCGGTCTGCGTCGAGTTCGTCGGCAAGGGATATGTTTGTCCAAACTTTTCAATGTGCAGATAAGGCATCGCCCGCTTTAACATTCGCACGACGCTGTAGGCCGCTACTGCCGGGCTGATATCGCCGTATGAGGTCACCGCAACCATTGTACTCTCCTAGGTTGTACGGGCGAACTCGCCGTGCAGCTCTCTAGCCATGGTCATGACGCCCGAGCGAACTCGGCAAAAGCACTGTCGAAGTCAGTAGGAGGTGCGACGACGTTGGTACGCTTGGTAGAGACTGGAGCAAGACGTGCCGCCGCAGCAGCAAGCGCAGGATTGACAGGTGCGGGCGCTGAGCTAGGTGCCGGTGCAGCCGCAGCAGGTGCCGCCGGTGCCGGCTGACCCCCTTGTGCTGACATGGTGGACTGCATGTCCTGCTTATACCGATTGATCAAGTCGACGACCTCGGCGGCCGTGCCTGACTTGATAACATGCTCATAAGCTCCACGCAAATATGCTGGTTGTTTTCCGGCCCAAGCAGACAGCTGCCCGGAAACAGTGTCGTAGTCGGATACTTGGTCCTGCAGCTCGGACAGCTGCGACCGGTCCGCCAAAGTGTCGATCGTGTGCAGGTAGGGAGCCAAGGAGCCCGCGAGATCGGCATACATCCGCCGCACGGTCTGCGTCACCAGACCCCGGATCATCGTCTCAGTAGCGCGGGCGACATCAGGCCAGTCGTTGAAGAACGTCTGCAGCTGAGTCGCTTCCTCGGGGCTGAAAAGTGGAGGTTCCTGATAAACTTGCGGCGGCGGTGCCGGCTCCGTCCGCAGCTGCGGCGCTGGTGCAGCTGGTTCCGGCGGAGGTGCCAAAGGTTCGACGGGCGGAGCCGGCACCGCAGCCTCAGCCGGCTCGAGCTCGACCGCCAGCGGCTTGGGCACGGATGATTTCTTGGGTGGCGCGACCGCAGCAGAAGCTGGTGCCGGGCTTGCCGAATCTATCTCGGCAACCGCAGCAGCCGCGGCTTCGGCGAACGCTAAATCAAACTGGTCGGGTTGCTCGGCTTCATCGGGTGCCGGCGTAGCTGGCACTGGCTGCGGCACAGCCAACGCCGGAGCTGGGGGAGCGGCGACAGGTGCTGGTGCCGGTGCGGCGGCTTCAGATGCCGCAACAGCTGCGGCGCGCGGAGCACGTGCCATGGATCATTCTCCTACTCAATCGTCACACGTTCACCCGATAGATCACTCAAAAGCTTCAGGAGCGTGCGAGCTTCGCCTTGTAACAACGCTACATCATTAAGGGCCGCCTTGACCAGCTGGCTGTGGCATCGGTCCAGGCGGACCTGGAGGAGGTGGCGCACCGCCAGGACCCCCGGCTCCGAGCGTGCCTGATGCAAGTGCTTGAGTAAGGCCGCCTCCTCCTGGCGGGCCTGAGAGGGCTGGTTGCGCTGGTTGTGGGGCACCCCCGGCAGCACCAGCTGATCCACTAAGCTCATCCTGCATGCCTTTCTCTAAGATACCCAGCGCCGTCTCGACGAGCTGCGCATCAGCATTCGCTGTGTTCTTTTGACCCTGTGCGATGTTCTTGAACGCATCGGACAGCAGCTTGCGCAGATTAGCTTCCATGAGCTTTTGCTGCTGCGCTTGGCTCTCCTGCTGGTCCTGCGCCGCGGCCGCCTGTCGCCGGCCCGCCTCGTCCTCGGTCACCAGGATGTCGTCCATGTCGCGGGCCTTGACCTGAGCCTCAGTTAGCTTGCGCTCATCGACGTGGATCATCTGCTCGGGTTTGAGCGTGTTCACCAAGCTATCCGCCTGCATGCCCCGCAGCTCCTTGGCCATGAGGCTGGTGGCTCCGCGCGCGACGACGTCATAGTCACCGTCAGGCGCTTGGTCCGGATTGAACACCCGATTGAAGAGCACCATCGAGTTGATGACGGACTGGGTGAACGTATCGAATGATCTGATGACATCTTTGAACGGCAGCGCCGCTTCACCGCGCAGCATGCTTGCGCCAGCCGCCGTGCGCATCGGCTCGGATGGCGCACGGTCCATGTCACCACCGGTGGCCGGATTGACGAACGTCTCGCTGTCCGCAAAGCGCAGGCCAAGCTCGACGATCTTCAACAAGCTGTCCAGATGCGCATCAACGCTCACGTTGCGCACTGCCGGCCACTGAGCTTCGGGCCCGGAGCCTTCGCGATACCAGACTTTATAAGCCGAGATAGCGGAGAGGTCCTGATCAAGGCGCAAGAGGTCAGTATTGAGTTCGAGGTTAGGTCCGCACACGACGCTCGCGTTATCGAGCAGCATGCGTGTCGCGGCAGAGACCATCATCTGAGAGTCACGGACTGCTTGCGGCAATCCAAAACCGACCGGGCTCGTATCGTCCTCGTCGAAGAGGAACGTGTGGATCATCGGAGGAATAGGAACAGACGGCATTTCCTTGGTAAGGTCCTCCCAAGGATTGAGCCGCGCACCGATGACATTGGCTTCAAGCATCCATATTTCGGCGTCGATGTAATCAGAGAGTTTGTCAGCAGGAACTTCCACGCCGACTTCTTGAAGGAGCATTCCATCGACGGGGCCATGCCAAACCATGATCTCATATTTCATCGTCTCCGATTTCATCTCGTTGACATTAACCTTCACGCCCATCGCCCGCAGTTCCATCTCGAACTGTTGCGCGCGGTAGTTCCCCAACGGGAAGCGTGCGAGGTAAGAATCAATAACGTCGGCGAAGAAATCAGGACGTGACCCCAGCTCCTTAACCTGCGTGCGAGACATGACGTGGCGAATAAAATAACCGTCCATACCCTGCAGGGTTTTTGCGCTGAGATCGGGGTAGAAATCCCAGACCGGGAGAAACTCGAAATAGGGTTTGAACGTCACCTGCTTGATCGGCTTGACGATCGGCGCAGGCGCTGGTGGTGGCCCGCCACTACCGTTCACCGGGGGCGGACCACCACCCCCATTCATCGGCATAGGCGCGCCCATGCCAGGAGTGTTGCCGCCTCCGTTCATCGGTGGCGGAGGTGATGTTCCGCCATTGCCCGGCTCAGCTTGCGGGGGTGACAGAGGTTGAGCGCCACCGGGTGGGAGTTGCAAAAGCTGCGGCGCTTTCTGCACCTTCCACGTCACGGTCTCTGACCGGCGCACGAACGGTCCTCGAAGCACGCCGAGACCATAGATGATGCCACTGCGGAGCACTGCGCGATTGAGCGCGACATAATCCAGAGCTTGATGCCCACCCAGCTCCTGAAGCTGATCGTCGATCAGAGTGCTGAGCTTATCGGCGCGCAGGTCCGCGTATCGATCGAGCGCTTCCATGACGTAGTTGTTGAAAGCGAAGGCATCGTTGGGATCGGGTGGCGACACCCCAGCTAGATCGTCCTTCTCCTTCGCCAGCTTGATCGCGTCGCTCACCTCGACCGCAGTGATGTCGGGCCAGGGCGCGGCATGGATTTCCCAGTTGCGCTCGTTGCCCTGGAACATGAGATTCATAATCCGCGCCAAAACCGAGATGCACTTGGTGCGCGTGATCTTGGGGTAAGCCTTGGAACGGTTGGGGCTGAAGCTCTGCTCGACCTCAGGATCGTAGAGCCCGAGATATTGTCGCTGGTTGGCGAGCCAGCGCAGCTCGGTGATGCGCCGGTCACTCACGTATTGCATAAACATCTGGTTGAAGCGCTGACCGAGCGTGCGTAGCGCCTCGGAGGAAATCTTCTTAACCGGTGGGTCACTTCCCGGAGCAACCGACTTACCAGGAATAGGCGTAGGAATATCCAGCGTCGGCGGCTTGAGTGCCGGATCGGGAAACCCTTTAGCTGTATTGAGTGGAGGCTCACTCGTTGGCGGCGCATTAGCCATTAGCTACTCAGTACGATTTCAGCTTCCAAGCCCTTTGCAACATCCTACACCACAAGACATGGGGGCACCTTCTTTAACGAACGTGATAGGAATTGCGCTCCGGCTGCCGTTGCCATGGTGCCTGACGCCGAGCGCTAAGACTACCCTGTGGGAGACGGTAGCGCGCCTCGCGCTGGCGGTCACGATGGAAGAACCGACAAAGGTAACCGAAGGCATCTCCCGGATGGCTGTAGGCATTCTTCTCGGGATCATGCCCCTTAAGCGTTTCCCGCTTAAGGTCAGCAGCGTAGCGCCAACCGCCTTTGAGCGCGCGGATAAGAACCTGACACGATGGATCGATCTGAAGAGCCGCGCGGCCCTCGACCAGTGTGCTGGTGTAATAATCGATCGCGTCCAGACGGAGGGGCAGGCGGTTGTTCGATTCGACGTCGACGTCGTAGTGCTGCTTGAAGATTTTGACCACCGTCCGCTCGTCGGTCTGGGTGCGTGACGCGGCCGCCGGGTCGGCCGCCACGATGACACGTGTCACTTGGGGGAACCGATTACGCAGGACCGGCTGCAGCCGCTCCTTGACTAATCTCTCCGCCCCCATACCCTCCTGCACCAACTCGGCAAAGACCTTCACCCGCCCGTCGTAGTCCTGCTGCCCGAGAACCATGGCGCTGCCAGTGATGCCGGGGTCAAGACCGACCACGAGGGGAAAATAAGGATTGGGTTGGAGAGTGTTCGGGAGAGCCACGTGGAGATCGGCACGGAATCCGGGGACGACCGCCTTGCCGGCGATCGAGAAGCCCCACTCGGCATCGACGAACTGACGGACCCAGATGTCGCTCTTGCCGGTGACCGCGTCCCGGTAATACTGCTGCCCGCCCGGGAGGTTCTCAAGGTTCTCGGCGTCGGCAGTGAGCCCTCCGGGCTGGTGGTAGTAAGTCGCGATCGGCTCCAGCGAGGGGCCCAAGGTAGTCGAAGTTCGTCCCTGGGCTATGGCCGCGTCGCCTATGCTGTCGGGCACGAGACTTGGAACGAGCTGTCCCGGCAGGCGCTTGAAGCGCCGCACGGCGGGACCGTGCAGGTAGTCATACCACCATACGTCCTCGGTGCCAGGATTGGAGCTGCCCCACATCCCCCAAATGTCAACTGGTGCGCTCTCCGGCTGCTTGTAGCGGCCAAGCCGGGCACTTAAGGCATCGACAATTTGTTTTGGAATTTCGACAAACTCATCCAAAATTGCAAAATTTATCTCGAGCGAAAGAACCCTGCGCACGTCATCAGGTGTATCCAAAGGACGAAACAGAACTTCACACTCTACGTCGCCGTAGCGTAATGTAAATATCTTGTCGGTAGCATTCCAAGTCCCCGCCACCCCATCTTTAAACCAATAATTCCAACTAGCTAACGTCGTATCCTTAAGTTGCGGCAAAGTATTACGGACAATAACTGCCTTCGTTCTGCGGATACCATCACGACCAGGAGTTTGTTTACCGGCCATGTAAATAAGTTTAAAAAATAAAGCGGTAGTTTTAGCAGAACCAACAGGGCCAATAATCCAAGAATAAAACAGGCCAGATACTCGGTAGTCTTTTATAAACGCCTTAATGGTCGGCGCAGGCTTGTAGTCGATGATACCACCACTTGCCATTTATTGGTATCCTGCTATGCTTGCAACATCACTGCTGTCCCTGACCCTAACGGGTCTTACCTGCCGCAGTTACTCCTGTTACGCCGCCGGCGGGGTGATCCAGCAAACTATCTGGCAAATCATACGCCGCAAAACGTGGCGGCACATCTAATCCAAATCATGTCCTGACGACAGCGCGGGACCATCTCCTGCGGGGATGCCCTTGCCGAATTCCTTGCGGGTCGCCTCGACGCGGGCGTCCCGTTCTTCGAACGGGTCCCTGGTCGTATCGAAATTCGTCAGATCGCCATTGTAAGCGTCGTCGAACGTGGAGCCCTGCGGGCAGTAATTGTTGTCCGCGGGCGTCGTCGCAGGCGTGTAAGTTTCCCTGGCCTTACGGGGTCCTGTCGCCATCACGGTGCTCCTTTAAATTTCCGGTAAGTTTCCGGTAGGTTTCCGGTAGGTTTCCGGGGCTGAAGCGGTAGGAGCTCCCTTGCGCAGCGGGAGCTTGTCGAGCTGGGCCTTGGATTTCTTCTTGTCGGCAGCGACAAAATCAGCGCCGACGCTCGGTGGAATGCCGATGTTGGACTTGCCGGCTTTGGCGATCTGCATCGCCACCCTTTGCTTCTTACTTTCGCTGGGCATGGCTCAATGCACTCCCGACTTGACCTCGCGAAGCTTGCCGCAGTTGGGACAGGCGCAGGTGACCAGCCACTCGCCGCTGGGCAGCGAAGAGACCAGCGAAGAGGCCAGCTCCGGATCATCGGTCGGCTGGTCGTCCGCGTCCAGCATGGTGGCTACCAGGACGGGTCCGTAATAGACGTGCTCGAACACCAGGGCCAGCCGTGACGAACGACGCATCGCGCCCATGGCGGCACCATGTGTCAGGGTCCGGCGGGAGACGAAGAGGAGGGTCATCGCGCCGCTCGCCGCGCGGAGATGTAGCCGGTCGCGGTCGTGGTCGGCCCGAGCCCGACGAGATAGACCACCGTGTTGGCGGTGACGTTGAACCGGGCAACGCTGGTCGGCATCGTCTGCGCCGCTCTGCCGAAGGTCAGCGAGAGGTCGTTCAACGCGCCATTGCCGGCGGCGATCTGCGCCGGGGTGGGCAGCGTCGCGTTGGTGGTGGAGAGACCGGCGGCATAGCGGGTGCCGGCAGTGCCCGGGCTGACAAAGCTGACGAAGCCGCCGACATTCCAGTCGCCCGGGGTCAGCGTGATGCTGCCGATGTTGGCGGCGAGGAGGCTGGTGAGGTTGACCGCCGTGGTGATGGACTGCGCGATCTGCTCGCCGATATTGCCGGCCGGTGCCTGGGCTCCGTCGATCGCACCCTTCACCGGCATGCGGGAGGTATCGCTCGGGTGAATATGGTCACCATGGGCCCAGGCGGTGGCGGTGCCGGTCGCCGCGACGCCGTCCATCGACGGAACCGCATTGCTGGGAGGAGGCAGCGTCGGCACGAAGATCAGCCCGTCAGAACCCAAGGTTGCGGTGTTGCCGGATTGCGCCGAGACCGCGGTCGGGCCGGGGTCGCCTCTGGGACCCTGCGGTCCCTGGGTTCCCGCCGGGCCTTGCGAACCAGGAAGGCCCGCTGCGCCGGGCGGACCGGCCGCGCCTTCCTGGCCCTGCAAGCCTTGCTGACCCTGGGGACCGGGGACGCCCTGTTGGCCTTGCGCGCCGGCGGCACCGGGCGCGCCATCACTGCCGGCAGGGCCCTGGGCTCCCGGCGGACCCTGCACCTCGCCCAGCTCGACCCAGCCGGCCGGAGCCATGGCGGCTCCCACCCACAGCCAGACACTCTGTGTCCTGGTGTCCAGCATGCCCTGACCACGGACCAGCTGGTCGCCCTGTGGCGGGTTGCCAGGAGAATCCCAGTCCTGTGGGATGTAGCCGTCAACCGGCAGCAGCGATGGCGGCTGGTTGGAGAAGCTCGCCATGATGATCACGGTCGAGCCGGGAGGACCAGGGTCACCCGCTATTCCCTGCGGGCCGGCCGGGCCGGGCACGCCGTCGTTGCCGGGGCTGCCCGGCGGGCCGACCGGGCCGGGCGCGCCGTCGTTGCCAGGGATGCCCTGCGGGCCGGCTACACCGGGTGGACCCTGACTTCCGTCGGGGCCGGCGGGTCCCTGACCACCGTCACTGCCAGCCGCTCCTTGCGCACCATCGGGGCCGGCGGGGCCGGCGGGGCCCTGAGTTCCCTGAGGTCCCTGGTCACCCTGAGGACCCTGGTCACCCTGAGGACCCTGGTCACCCTGAGGACCCTGGGGTCCGGTCGCGCCAGCGCTACCTGCCGGGCCGGTCTCGCCTTGCGGCCCGGCAGGCCCAGGAGGACCCACTCCGCCCGTGCCTCCGGCGACAACTGTCCAGGCGGCCGATTGTCTTGCGTATTGCTGTCCATCGGTCGGAGCCTCCTCGATACCACCGGTCGGACCAGTAGGACCGCCCGGCCCGGGCGATCCCTGCGCTCCAGGCGG